CTAGTTTCCTCCCCTATTTTGAACCTTTTGTTGCTGGAATAACGTTACTAGTCTAATCGTTAACTCTTCTTGTAGTTTTTGATTACCTAATCGGACCGCTTCATTCAAATCATTGGTTGTAGCCTCAATCTGACTAGAAAGTGGAGCATCATCTTTAATTACTTTTATATAATCATCCACTTCGGTCCCGCTTGATAGATCACTTACATTAATTGTCTCTAAGTCTGCAATCACCCTTTGAAATTCTGGCTTTTTCAAATAATCAATAAAACTTGCTGCATCATATTCAGCATGTGCGTTTAAATAATCACCCGCCAAAACATAAACCGTTTGAAAGTTTGTGTCCGGAAAGAAAAAACCCGGGGTACCTTGCAATTTAATCCAAACATCATGTTCGTTTAAAGCTCGATATAGCAGCAGCCTCTCTGCCCGTTCCACTTTACTAAGTGGTTTTGTGGGCGTCGATACTGCATTTGTAAGTCTTGTCTCACCCTCGGAAACAAACGTACTCCTTTGATCCCTATTGTTCTGACGAATTGTTTGGTCAGCATAGACATGATTCATTTGTTGCTTTAAATCACCAATATCAATGCTAAATTCATCAGATAACTGCTTTAAATAAATATCCTGTTCAATTGAGTCGTTTAATCGTGAAATACGCTCAATTGATTGTCTGATATATGCGACCTGGTCATTTTCATTAGTTAAATTTAAGCCGTGACGGTCATACTTAAGATAGAAGGCCGTACTGCTTTCACCACTGCTTGACATCAACTGTTCAAAGTTTTTTGAACCATTATTTTTAACATATTCATCCGGATCTTGCCCATCTGGCAAAAACACAATCTTGATTTTTAAAGAACTTTCCTGCTCAATTAATTGAATTGCACGCGCAATGGCATTCTGACCAGCATCATCGCCATCATAACAAATAACCACTTCCTTTGCTACTCGAGCCATCATTGTAACTTGATCTGATGTCAAACTCGTACCCATTGAAGCAATTCCATTTGTTGTACCTGCTCGATTAGCAGCAATAACATCCATAAAGCCTTCAAACAAAATAATAGAACGCTTTTGAGAAATTAGCGATCGAACTCTATCGAAGTTATACAAAGTGCGCCCTTTATTAAAAATTTCAGATTCAGGACTGTTTAAATATTTAGGCTGATTTTCTTTTTTTTCTAAAACTCGGCCCGAAAAAGCTACAACATTTCCTAACTGATTTTTAATTGGAAACATAATACGATTAAAAAAACGATCATGTAGTTCCCCGGCATCACTTTCCACAAATAGTCCAGACTTTCGCATCTGTTCATAATCAATATTATGTTCTTTGCAATATTCCACTAAAAGATTATCTGACGGAGCGAACCCCATTTGAAAAACGTTAATATCATCTTCCGTGATTCCACGCTCATTTAAATAGTTAAGAGCATCTTCTCCAAGCCTAGTATTTTTTAAAATATGTGTATATAAATTCGCAGCTTCCTTATATAGAGTGATCTGTTCACTTTGTTGGCTAGAATACTGCTCAACTTGAGATTTACTAAAATACGACTGATCAAGTTGCATGTTAGTAAACTCCGCAACCTTCTGAACAGATTCTGGAAAACTCAGATTTTCCAAATCCATCAAAAATCGAAAAACATTTCCTCCTCTCCCACAACTAAAACAGTGAAAAATTTGTTTATCTTCCGAAACCGAAAAGGAAGGAGTTCGTTCTTCGTGAAAAGGGCAAATACCAAAAAGGTTCTTTCCCATTTTTTTAAGTTGCACGTGTCTACTCACTACATCGACAATGTCCACGGAATTACGAACCTGTTCCACAACCTCTTCGGGAATTGATCTTGCCATTATTATCACCCGCCTTCGAGCCAATCTAGCACTATAATATACTACTATGTAAGAGTAAAATTTACAATCAAATAAGCTTATAAATATACACATCTGTCAAGTATGTTCAATTTTTTAAAAAGATTTTACTTTTTTATTGTGCTCATTTGGTTTTCAAATTCCATAAATAATGTGCTATTTCATCTCTACTACACGGAACATCTTGCAATATATTTTCTTTTTTTGTATACTTTAATTTGTTATGGAGAGTTGGCAGAGTGGTAATGCACCGGACTCGAAATCCGGCGAACCGGCTAATACCGGCGCGCAGGTTCAAATCCTGTACTCTCCTTTATAGAAGGTTCTAAGAACATTACGAGAAAACTATAAAAGTGGCTAACATCTTATGAACGTTGATGTTAAGCCACTTTTGTTTTTATAGAATATATTGAGAATATTATATGAAATAAAACGAATGGTGCTACGATGGTGCTATAGAGTTTATACGTCTATTTTACCCTTTGACTCTTTAATCTAAATAATAGTTAAAAAATACTACCTCTATTTTGAAGTAGTGTTTTTGTTTTCTAATTTGATTAATTCATCAGCAACTTCGCCAACAGATTTATTTAATGAGTTAGCGATTGCTTTTAAAACTTTCCACGATAACCTATCTAGTCCATTGTTTTCTAATTGTTTACGAATTGTTTGATTTGGCATTTCATTATCCTTGCCAACTCTATAGGCTGTTAAGTTATTTTCTTCAAAGTATTTTTTTAATATCTTCATTTAGAACCACACTTTCAAAAAGGACATTATCCAAAATACCAATGCTACAACCAAAAACATAATTGCTAAGTTTTGCTTAGTTTCTTTCTTCATTTCAGTATCCTCCTTGTGATAAAATGAATACAGGAAAAAGGGGCTATGCCCCTCGACCTTATCTTTTTATTCCGAGCCATGTAAGGATTGCTATTATCGTGTTGACTATCGTCAGTAGTAACATGATTGAATCTTTATCTGGCTCTTTTTGATGCCTACCTTTCAACTTAACCACCTCCCTTAACTTTATATATTTATTATACAACTAGATTTACATATATACAACTAGATTTACATATATACAACTAGATTTACATATAATTTCAAATTTTTTTACAAAAAAATAAGCCTACCACAATTATGTGAGAGGCTTTACCCTAAGACCTATTAAAATAAGGTATCTGTATAGAATTATTCAATATGCGTTCGACCACGTTATTTTGAATTAATTCAGCGAAAACGGCCACTTGTTCTTCATTAACAATAATTTTTTTGTTCTCTTCATCGATTGTGGGAATATTAAATTTATTAAAATTTGCAGATGCATCAGAATCAACGTATTCATTTAATCTCTTTATCGCCTTTTTAAATCTTACTATCCCTACTTTTTGAATGGTACTATTTTGTGTTCCTCTAAATCTAGCAAAACTCTTACTCAAAAGCTCATCGCTAGTGACTTTGTCTTTAACTTTTTTGACCTCCACATCAGAATTCCCTGCAAAACTAACACCATATTTATCTTGTGTTAGTTTCAGTGGGTCATCTTTTGCAATGAATTTGTCGATTGTATGCTCAGCATAACGTTCATTTATCTTTTTTAATTCGAATAATTCACTAAATGCAAAAGCTTTGTACACTTTAGTAGTTTTGATTATTTTTTGCTGTGTCCCTACAGTTTTCACATGAAAACTACATATACAGTCTTTTTCTGGTAAATAAAATCCATTGTCTACTTCATGGACCTCTAATTTCTCCGCGTCCGTTGAACCTAATTTTTTAGGACGAGAAAAAAGGCCAACACAATTTCTAACCGACATAGAGTCTTTTAGAGGATACACATATAGATGTTTAGCGCTCACATCTTCCTTAACATCCTCCACCATATAAATTACAGAGGGGAATAAGACTTTATTGTCTTGTGACAAAATTGCCCTAGGTTTATCAAGAAGAGGAATATTTTTTTTTAGTTCTAAAAATATTTCTTCCAGTATGATGATATGTGGATCTTTCTCTTTAATGCTATTATCAGATTTTTCCGTATCATCCGTATCAGATGTAGTACTTTCTTTAAGGGTAACTGAGTATCGTTGAGTAAAATTGAAGGAGTCGTCTTCCACACTACTAATATCATGCAATAGTTTACTCTTAGGTTCCTCCACTAATGCTGATAAATTACTAAGTTGATCATTTTCAAACGGTAATTTAGCAATGCTATCTTCTTCGCTACTGGAATATTTTAAAACATATACTGAACTGATTTGCATCATTTATCCTCCAAAATCACACCAATATTATTATTTCTGTACTCAGGCTCGCCAAAGGGAACCATTTTTTGCTCACTCAGAATTATTGACTCAATTTCATCTGTTTTGCCTAGTACATACCATACTTTACCACTATCCCCGTTACAATGTCCATTTTTTGTTTCTGTTCCAATAAAGATTGAATATCCCCAAATAGCCAATGATACATTGGGAAAAATGTCAGAGGAGTTAACATAAAATTTATATGTAACAAACTGCACGATTAAAAGCACTACAAATGTTGCAATTGCATGATCCGTTATAGAAAAAGATGAAATAATTGGAACTAGCACACTCATTATAAAATCTCTAAATCCTTGATTATATTTCGCTTTCACTTCAAGTTGAACAATTCCCAATGTATTAGAAGACTTCTTATTATCTTTAATTATATTTTGAATTTTTTTTAGAGAATGAAAGCTAAATCCTAACAATAACAATAGTAAACAAAAAACTATCTTATTTGGAGAAAAAACATTAACAGTCAAATCTGAAAATTGATATTTAACGTCCTCAAGCTTACTTAAAAACATGTAAACAACTAAAAGAAAATATGAAATCATTAATGAAGAAATGTAATAACTATACCTAAAATCCTTTCTCGATGATCTAAACATTCTATATTTACCTCCGTAATTAATTATAACCTATTGTCGCAACCCTAAATCCAAATAAGCCTACCAGTCATCAGACTAGTAGGCTTTTGTAATACTATTTAAATGTTCCCCAAGCAGTTTTACCAACTGGACGGACTGGTAAGTAGTAATCTTTCTTATCTTTACCTATATAATGAATCCAAACAAATCCGTCCTTAGTTCCAAAAGCATCGTATTTAACTACTCCACCAATTGGTAACATACCAGCCTTTGCAGCATTTACCCCATATCCATTTTTACGAATTTGGATTTGCGTATCACCATTAACATATGTGGCGTTTTCAACCTGCATACCAGAGGGAATTCCTGCGGGACTCTTTGGTACTGACTTAACTGCAGAAGTAACCTTAGTAACCACAGAACTAGATAAACGCCAAACCTCCCAATAACTAGGTTGATTTTTTGCAAAATATTGCTCTGAGTCCCACTCTGATACAGCAGTGCCATATTGTCCACCTGTTGAGTAATCCGTTGAAATAAAGTTCTTATCAGTGCTCAACACACCAACATGACCACCTGCGCCACCAGAATCAGCCATTGAATAACCCCAAGACATTAAAATAACATCGCCTTTTTTACCACTCCAATCGCTACTAACAGCAATTCGTTTATATCCGTTGGCTTCTAAATATCCTGCTAAAGTAGTCGTTGAATATAAGTAGTCATAAGCTTTTCCACCAGCACTATAGATTGCCTGTGTCACTGAACCTGAGCAATCAGCTGTACCGTCAGTGCCGTTACGTGAACCGTTCATAGAATAAGTTAACTTCCCTTTTCGTGTCTCATACCACTGAACAACCTTGTTGTTATCAACAGCCATTATGCATTGCCTCCGTTTTTAGATAGATTTTGTGCAGCCTTTTCAACTGCGGCTGCTACGTTATCGACATCGATCGGAATGTTATGATCAGCTAACTGTTGGTTAACCATTTGTATTGCTTGTTCTTTCTTTTCTTGACCTGGTAAATCTGATACAGCTTGCATTGCTGAGGCGGCATTAGTTGCCCAGGTATCTAGTAGTTCGTATCGAGACTTAACTCGCAAGTTTTTTTCTTTTGCAATCTTTTGTTTTAGTAACGGGTTCACGTAGCCTAAAATCGTTGCTAAGAATCCTGCTAATGCTGCGATTGCGTATAAATTATTCAAAATATTGTCCATTGTATTACCCCTCTAGTTCTCCATATTTAGCTTTATACCGATTTAGTTCTTCCGTTAATTCAGCTATACGCTGGTCTTTGAGTTTTAATTCTTGATCGGTTTTAGTCTTAAAATCGTCAAAGCCTTGTTGCAAATCATCCAACTGTTGACGCTTATCTTCGTTGTCCTCACGAACGGCTTGCATAGCATATTCTTTAATTCGCTCTGATTCCTTTTGGTCAGCTAATTTATCTTTGCGATAAGAATGAACAGCGGTAAAAATACCAGTCAAAATAGCTCCTAAAGCTGTGATGATTTGTACAATTTTATCTAAGTCCATCGTGACCATGCCTCCCATTCCACAGTTCATTTAAGATTCCTGCGAAAGCTAGGAAAGCCATAAACCACGTTAAATTAAAGTATTCATCTAAAACGCCTCGTTGAAAAAAAGCCACCTCAATTAAAGCCACAATGGCTAATCCTGAAATTAACCCTGTATCTTTAACCCACCGATAACCGATTAAGACCCCTAGCAAAATAATTGCACCTGTGAACAACACCCAGTTCACAAACCATAGATCATCAACAAAACCAGTTGTCAGATGTTCAAAAGCTCGAATAGGCGGATTAGTAATCCGTACATCATCTAAGTAATTTAAATGTTGATAACCATACCAACCGCCGTAGCTAAAAATTAATCCTAAGCAGAACTGAAAAAAATTATATCTAATTCGATTAATCATTTTCAAAGGTCTACCACCTATTCTGTAGTCGCAGGCTGTGTGCTCGTATTCTCGTTAGCGGCTTCGGTATCCAGTTCATCTGTTAAGGCATCCACCTTGTCTTGAAAGTCATCACGGTCTTTTCTAACCTCTGCTTTATTAGCGTCATATAAATCTTGATTTACGATATTCATACCTACTGACTGATAGGCTTGCCCTGCTGACACTTCCGCCGAAAAGGTTGCCACTTGGATACCGTTGATAGTTGATGTTCCACTTAATGTTGTTGCTTCTGTAATTTTTAAACTCATAATGTTTTCCTCCTAAATTTGTGTATAAAAATACCGCTAAGCCTGTTGACTAGCGGTTTGGTTAATTTGATTAATTAGTTGTTGATTTTGCTCTTGCAACTGGTGCTTTGCAATTGCTTGCTCACTAATAATTTGTTTTGCAGTTTGCAGCTGTGAGTTCACGGTTGAATATGCGTTCAAATAGGTTTGTTTGTCTTCATCAGATTTCTTTAATTGAAACTTTAAATCCTCAATAACTTCATCTTTACTTTGTTTAGCCATTTAGTTGTACTTCCAATCCTTCAATTTTAGTATTTAGTTCTTTTACAGCCTGCATTAAATAGCCTACGATAGTTCCATCGTCACGAAAACTACGGTCGTTACCTTTGAACACATCAGGTGTTCTATACATGGGTTTATTGTTAACATCATCAATAATCACGGAAGCTTTTAGTGGCACTGAATTATCTTCTTCGTTATATCGATACAACATCACATCTGAATTAATGACCGTGTTCAATGCTTCACTTGGTTTCAATTCTCGAATATCTTTCTTAGCACTAAGGGATGATTTGACATTAAAAGCCAGAGCATTCAATGGAACAAATGCCCCGCCAGACCCAACTCCAGCATTAAAATAAAGCCCTTGACCATCGGTTGAATTAATCGTATGCGGGCTTTTGCCTCCCCCAACTACAATGTTATTTCCAAAGTAACCGCCTAAATCAGCATTAATTAAATTAGGCGTTGTAATTAATCCCGTTCCTGTAATTGTTCCTGTGTAAAGGCCGTTAGCACTCAGCAATGTTGAAACCCGCGTGACGTTGCCGCCTGCGTAAAAAGTTAATGATTCTGCTGAAAAGTTAGAACGTAAAAGTACCGTTTTACCATCGCTTTTAAAAATATCATGCTTTTCATAACCTGCTGAATAACTATCAGCTGCTAAATTGCTGCCACCGTTAACCATGTTGTAATTATCGTCATAGCCATACCAGTAGCCCTTATCATTGTTGTAAGTCTGTAACGTTCCTTTGGACATTAGTACTCCAGAATCAAGTGTAGTCGTACCAGTAGCCTTTCTTGGTGCAAAGAATCCAGTAGATTCTGATAAGCTATATTGCTCGGTCAAGGTTCCATTCATACCAAGATTCAGTTGAGGAGTAACCATTGTCGCACCTTGAATAACCCCTGTAGCACCGTTTAGCAAAAAGCTATTATCAGGTGAATGAATGTTGCTTCCGATAATTTCTCCACCCGTTATCTTTTTACCAACTAAATCACCAATGCTTGCACTTTGAATGACACCATTGTCGATGGTAGTGGTACCTGTAATGTGCACTTTCTTACCATCAATTAAGATTCCAGAGCCATCAATATTAATTTGATTTACTACATCATTTTGCTTAACACGTAAGTTTATATCGTTTTGCAAAAGCGAAATTGTAGATAAATTTGCAGTATCTTTTTGATAAGCACCAACCGTTGAAGCCAGTACCATCATTGGATGCTGAAAAAGCGTATGCCCGTTTTTATTCTGTCGTAGAGTTAAACATACGTACTGGGCGCCTGCAGGAATCGGAACGTTTGACAATGTTACTAATTGAAGCTGGTTAGTAATTGTTCTATCTGCAGTAACACCTTGATAAGACGTCCTTCCAGATGTTAAATCATTAAAGAATTCAATTGTAAATCCTGCACTCGGAGCAATATTGGCAGCATCTAATTGTATTTGAACAGACGCGCTAACACTTCCTCCAAGAATATTTCCAACTGGATATCTCTTTGAAAGCTTAGAGTACCATGCATCTGTTGTATCGCTGATATTTAAAGCCAATCCGCCAGGACCAATTGTGCTATTCCAAGCTGTACTTGTGTAGTAATACGCAGGACTCCCAGCCCAGCCATCTAAACTATTAATGAATTCTGAGTTATAGACCAAATTATTCTGTCCGATATTCCCCACCGCAGCCTGCCAGGCAGTATTTGTTTGAGTTACCTGGGTGCTCAAATTGCTCAAATTGTTGGTAATTTGGGTTTGCAATCCAGTTGCCGTTGCTTGTAAATTGGTAATATTTCCATTTGCAGTTTGAATAGAACCTTGCAACCCATTTGCTGTAGCCTGTAATGCATTGATATTACCGTTAGCTGTCTGAATTGAACTATCCCACCCAGATGCTCTAAGATTTATTGAGGTTATATTGGTGGAATTACTTTGTGCTGTTATTCCGATACTGTCTGCCTTTGATGATATGTTCACAACTGCTGAACTGGTTGCTACAGCTTGTATCTTTGCTTGGCTGGCAATCGTTAGTGCATTGTTCGCTACAGATGAGCTAAATGCGGCACTGTTAATAGCAGATGTGGCAGAATCATAAGCGCTTGAGGCTTGCTGTTTTGCACTGCCTATATCTAATTGAGCTTGTGATAAAGCTACTGCTGCTGAACCCATATCGGTATCATATTGCGCCTTTTTCGCAGTATCAAAATTAATCACTGATTTAGTCCAAGCGTTCAATAAGCTATTTAAATTAGACCGATCAATAACATCTGTGGTTGTCATATCTGACAAAAAAGGTGCTAAATAAACTTTTAAATTATCCAGTGCCAACACAATTTGTGAGCTATCTCCCGACTGCGTCGCATATGCCGTGCAGTCATCTTGATATTGAACTAATCTAGCAGCTAGTTGCGTTTTTTCGGATGGGGTTAACTTATTAGGATCATTTAAATCAACTGTAACAGTAGCAGCCTGATCTGCAGTGTTCTGCGCAATTTGTCCCACCTTTTGACTATTTGTGAAAGGTAAGTCAACTGTTCCCACAATCATTTATTTTCCCTCCTTCCATTAATATTTAAAATGGCGATCACTTCCCGCACCGTATCTAATCATATCGATGTTCCGTTTAACTGGATCAACAGTAATTACATCCCAGCAGTCTTCTTTTGCATTCCAAACCTTTCGACCAGGCAATGTTCCACTACGATTGTAAATTGAACATGCTGTTTCAACTGACAAAATATTATTAGTTACTGCTGAATTGTCATGATGTACATGACCTGAAAAAATCCCAATAATACGGTTCTTCGGTTTACCACTAAAGTTAACCCCCGATATTGATGCCTTATAAGCTGCCTTCAATTCGGGTTTATCAATAAACTTTTTGTTTTTTGAATCATATTCAAAATCACTAAAGCTTGTCCCTGAATATTTGCTAGCATTTTGAAAGGCCGATAAAACACCCCAAACCAAATTACCAGCATGTTGCCAGTTAGCAAAGCTTTCGCTATTTACATCTTGAGGCCTCCGCATAGCGCCTCGAATTGTCGAATGACTAAATATCATAACTTGAATATTGTCAGGCACCGCCATTAAAGTACTTATCAACCAATCTATTTGTTTTTGAGCAAACGATGACCGCCCATGTGTAATGTAAACCATTGTGCCATCGCTATAGGCTGTTTGTGGTCCATCAAATGCATTCAAGAAGAGTAGCATGATATTTTTACCAGCTAATGTATAGTTTCCATACGGATTATGTGGTTCAACAGTATTTTGTCCCCACTGTGCAAACTGGCTTAACCGAACTGGATAAACTTCATCATGATTTAAATAACTTGAGATTTGATTCTGCATGACATAGCGAGAGTATCCCGAATCATCATCATGGTTACCATCAATCATGTAATGTGGTAAGCCACTTAGAGACATTGCGTCCACTCCTGCTTTCACGTCACGAGCAATCAAAGTTTTGGGTTGCATTCCATCGTCTAGGTCTCCGCCATGTACGGCAAAATCAAGACCATAATGTTTATAATAGTAACTAATTGCTTTCACATGACGTAAAGCGTTAATTGTCCCATCATCGCCCTTTAAATCAATGTGAGTATCTGTAATGAATCCAATCTTAATACTGTTAGGAGTTGTGACCGCCGATATCCTTTTTTGTACTCCGTTCATTAGCCCTTTTTCAACATCGGTTGGAACTAACTCGGCCATTGGATCTTCACTAGTTAAATCATTGCCTTCACGATTAAACAGCTTTACACTTACAATCCAATTATCAGTCGAGTCATTAGTTATCCAAACTCGATCATCTTTGAAACTAACTGCACTTGGGTTGCTAAAAGTAAATGTGTCAAAAGCTAATTCTGAATCGAATATTGGGCTGGCATTAATCATATTGAATGCCACTAAATGTGCCTCATCGGTCATTACATAAACTTTAGGATAGTCTAAAGTAAAACTCTTTACATTACCTTTAAAGCCCATACGGTTAATATCCAACACTTTATAGATAGGATTTAGCCCATTCGGAGTATCAATTACGTTTTCTGAATAGAAATTATTTTCATCTTGAAAAACAAAAATTTGCGCATTTTTATCAAAAGCAAATTGATATGGTTTATCGAAGACTCCAATCACACTAGCAGTATTCAAATCAACACTTGCACCAGCCGTAAAGGCAGTTGATACGATTTGATTATTAGCGTTCATAAATAATAAATTACCGTCTTTATAAACAACCGATGCGCTACCAATATTAGACACCTTCATCGTCGCTAATGATGGGTGCTGTACCACAGTTCCATCATCTGCCAACTTATAAAAATTAGCGCCACCATCGTTATCTAAGGCAACTGGTTCAGTCGCATCAGAAGTTAAAGTGTCACTAATGTTTGTATCTATATAAACTTCGGATCTTGTTGAAATAAAATCGGTATCAATCGAACAACGAATGGTACCTTTAAATCCATCGTCTAATACCTGCATATAACCACACTGGCTAGTATCAAAGCGATCACTAAAGTTTTCATCTACGGTGCCGTCATCATTAATCTTCTGCCAAACGAAAGCTTGGTTTAGCAAGTAATTAGTAACATTTTGTGAATTGATGAATACTTGAGCGATAACCCTCTTTTGCTGATCGTCTATCCCGTAATCCGTTCCGTCAGGCGCTAGTAAAGATACTTTTAGCGCACTAGCGTCTTTTTTTACCGCTGCAATCAAATCATTCATATTCTTCATTTGCATTCTTAAACTCTCGACTAATGAAGAAGGCGTTGCTGTAATTGTGGCAAACTCGCCAACAACACACTGATTTTGCGTTGGATCAGCCTGACTGAATTTCTTTTGAATTACCCGACTTTCAACCGTCAGCTGCGGTTGCATTTCCAAATCTTTAATTCGGATTGTATCGCCTAGATTAGCGTCAAATTGTCCATCAACTGTGTAGTTTGCACGAGGATGATTGAACAACGGCAAAAGGTTCTTAGCCCATTGCAATAAGCCACCAGCATTACTAATTGTGGCGCTTTGCACATAGCCCTCCAAAAATTTAGGACTCTCACCGTCAATTGAATTTGAATATTGATTGTTAGCTTCTACATCTTCAACATACGGAATACCATTATTAACAGGCTCAATTGTTGAGTCATTTGCACCCATAGGATATAGTCTTGTGTACAGATTGGCATCAGTAACCGTTCTAGTAATTCCTTTAATATTTAATCCATATTCTAATGTTTTACCATTGTCTTCCCCAAGCTGAGATTTAATATCAATCCTCTTCTCAGCAATATGGCTACCTCCGTTAAACATTACATATGCATCTACTTCAACATCATAAAGGTGACATAAAGTTTGTAACATTTCTTGAGCATTACTAGTGCCGTCAAACTCTAGCTGTGCTTGTGGATTACCACCATGCATATCAACGTCACCTATAATCCAGCCACTATTTTCCAGCAGATGAGTAAAAGCCATCTTAACATTGGGATTAGTATATGTTACTGCCTGTGTTTTAGTGTGCCCTAAATCCCAAATAGCCAGGTTAACACCAATCGCCGATTTATAGTGATTACCACTTGCATCTAAAGTATCAGTAACATCAGTTAGCCGCATAACATAATAGCGCCCAGTTCCATCATCTCGATACATCAGTGAATTTCCTTCTATAATCATTGCTGTATTAGCATATCCATAAGGGACGTTGATTGAGGCTAACACATGATTCCAGTTCTTAGTGTTAGCATGTGGAATATTAGCATTAAATTCTGATACATTTTCTGCCCCAATATCATCTAAACTTTGGTCTTGGTCTTCATCAGCTAGTTGAACATCAATTTCATCACCCCAAAATGGTGTACTTCCTGGTGCCTTGTCTAAGGATAAATCGCCAATTCGGTTTAAATTCTTATCTAAAATTACGTACATATTTTTCCACCTTACTTATATGTGGGTCGATAAGTCATTTTGACATCGGCATCAGGAATATTAGGACTGATTCCAATAGTCTGTTCAATCCCACCTTGCAATGACGGAAACGATGAGCCAAACGAAACATTTTTTGCCAAAGATTTATTGCCACCATTAGTTGCTAGTACTACTTCGTGCGTTTCAGAATTTATAATAATTAAATCGCCTTTATGCGCAATTATTTTAGCGAAGCCATCGGCATCAGTAGAGCCAGTATCTAGAACTGCTTCTACTTCATAATTAATGATTGAGTTGTAGCCATAGTTATATGTTTTAATAACTTTATTAGTTGAAGGATCCAAACGGTCTTCACTAATTGGCCATTTTGCAGCATAGAAAGCAATAGTGCGTAACGCAAAATCGCCATCTGTACTTAATGTCTTCTTTACGTTGTTTAAAATCTTTGTCGATAAATTTTTACCTGTATTCACATCAAACTCAATAACTGTAATTGTGACAGCCAATCCTACTTTTTGGATTCTAAATTCCAAACACGCGTCGTTAAAGTAATCTTTATCTTGTTTATCTTCTAATTCTAAAGTTTTCTTGGAATAAACTACTTCGGTCTTACCTTTGCTCTTAGCAGTCTTGCCTGTCACTACTGTGTGCTTATTACCGTGAGTAACTATCGGAACCTTAATGTTCTTTTTGTTGATGTATGGTCCGAATCTCATATGATGACAGAACTGAGTTTCATGTCCTTCTTTACCCATAAAAATATTTAGGGTTGATGAAGCACCTTGTCCAGCGTCCTCAACATAAATACGTCCCACCCTTTCTTGACTAGGTCCGACCAAATACACTTCGGCTTTTGAAATAGCACGGCTATACGATTTTTTGTGATGCATACGGAACTTCAAATTAAAGTTACCTAAGTAATCCGTTAAATCCTCGTGCATAATCATTGGTCCAAAATACGTAGTGTACTTTTGCGCATCACCGTAGTCATATAAACCAGCACTCGTTGTTCCAATTGAAATAGACTGTTCATGCGACACCATATTTGAACTCGTGACGTTATCCGACATCGAAAACGGTGGAACAGTTACTTTGACCCATGTAGCCATTGTGTTACAAGGATCAGACGCTACAACTGGAGTAGTGTCAACAACTTTGTCCATTTCGCTTGGATCAATAGCATTTCCAATATCAATATATTGTCCGTCTCCTGAGTCAGTACTATTAGCAATTGCTATTTCAGGAATATCTGCATGTGGAGTTATATACCAAATTGGATATGCCTCTCCTGTACCATCTGGTGTAAAAACAAAAGGCTCACTATCCACAGTGATATCTTGTTGTGGTAAGTAGCCTTTGGGGTCGGAACAAGTGAATTGCAAATCAAACTTGGCATCATTAACTGATTCTTGAATTTGAGTAGCTTCAGGGATTTGAGTAAAAATACCATAGTATTCAACATTAGGATCATCCCCAAATATTAAAGAGTATTCTGAACCATCTCTCGTATCTCGAATTAAAAAATTAGCTAGATTGTGAACTGCATCATTGTAATCTTCGGCACTTGGAGCTAAAAACTGAATAGTGATTGTGAACACTTTATTGCCGTACGCATTGCCTAAATTAATATCTCCATACGCACCTGGAATTGGTTGCCTTGAGTTACTGATAGATGGTGCAATCGGTTTGTTAACATGGGCTACGTATAGCCCCATGTCATCTCTCGAATTGAATCCGTCAAATATAAATTCATCTTCACGCATTATTTCCTCCTTAACTTAATCCGTATTGTCCTTTTCCCATATTCTTTAACTTATTTGTGCTTCTGTTTGTTTTGTTATAACTATCAAATATTTGTCCGTCTGTAATACCAGTTGGCTTATTGATTACTGTTTGAATTAGTTGACCAAATAGGTTGATAACTCGATCTAGTTTATCTTCAACAATACTATTATCGACGGATTTATTTGATAAATCTTGAACATTGAAATTGGGATCAGTTTTTTCAAAATGGTTAACAGTTTGCTTTAATAACTGATTGGCACGGCTTCGCTTCAGAATATCCCATGGAATAATTGATTCTGCCATATTTCCTTCTGCTATTTCAGCAAATTGATGTTGGTTAACTATCCCACCATTGGCATACCTAGCATGTCCTTGCGGACCAGAGTGTAGCCAATCGACTTTATTAGTTCCCCAAATATTAGTTTGACCAATTGAATTCTTCCAATCAGAATTATTAAAGAATGCCAATAATTGATCCAGTGGATTCATGATATTAGTATGTCCTTTTACTGCAAAGGCCTTGAAAGTCTGTGGAGTAAACTGTAGGATTCCTCTAGCCTCATTACCACCGGAGTTCATGTCATGAATGGATTGAATAATATTTTTACCACCAGATTCTGACTGAATAGTTTGCTGCAGCATTTTTGTAAAACTAGCATCGGGGTTAACTCCTGCCATGCTCGCAGCTTTAGCAATTAGCGATGGACTGTAACTTCCACCTGCGCCCCCGTCTGTATCGGCTAATGGTGCTAAATTCTTTTCGATCCATTGAAACATTGGTTTGCCAAGTTCGTTTTTAACAAATCCTTCTAAACCAGTATTTTTACCAACGTCTTGATAGTCGCTATCACTGCTTCCATGAATTCCCTTCACACGTCCATACTTAGGCGTACCAGGGAAATAACCAGTCGGTGCCATTCCGATATTAGGATTATTAGATGGACTCATAGCTGACCAATATTGTCCCTTACCCGCATAAACACCAATATGTTCATCGTTACCAATTAAGTCCCCTGGTTTAAGTTCATCCTTACTAATAGATTGAGCTTTTGCAATTTGAGAACCAGAGAAATGAGGATAATCAATGTTAAACGCCTTTTTCAAGGCATACATAACTAGTCCTGAACAGTCAAAAGTGTCAGGCCCTGTAGCACCCCAAACATAGCGGTGACCACGCCCATACTTTTCAACAGCCTTTAGTAAATCACTGGAACTGCCACTTCCAATAGCTTCATTAATTAATTTCCAAACTTCTTTCCACCATGGAACACCATCTTTAACAACTGATTTATCAAATACATTCTCTGAGAAATCTTGTTCTACTGCTCCCTTGATTGTTGGTGCGGCACCAAACAAGCCAGCAAAAGAGTCTTCAATATGACTTCCAACGTTAGTTGCAACATCAATTAATGATTTATAACCACCAGTAATTCCCTTAAAGAATTTGGAATTGAACATATTAGTTCCATCGGCAAATCTAGGGACTCCAAAAGAACTCCAAACTTTATTTTCAGTGGCATTTAATACACCATCACCTTGGCGAAGTAAACGAGGCGTGTTCACACCCAGTACCTCTTCACTAGTGCCATCCTTATGAACAATCCGTTCTTTGTTACCAGTCTCAGGAGAATCGTGACCGTCATTCAAGACTGCCATTGTATCTCTGGTTAATCGTCCATTTTCAAGCAATCCAGTACCAGTTGCAAAATGAATCGGACTGATTGTACCACTTGAGCCGCCAAAACGACCAAGAACATAATCAATACCCTTAATACCACCATTGATATAATTTACAGCCTTATGCATACCTGAATTTGACAAGTCATCGATTGACTTCCACATTGACTTCCAAGTTGACTGCAAGTTATTACTTAAAGACTTCCAAGCTTTTTCAAATGAACGTGAAAACGAACCGAACCATTTCTCAGTTTTACTATCCCAACTGCTAAACGTATCGGACATTTTCCCAAATGCCGATCTTAGAACAGATACTTCATCATTCCAAAGCGATTTCCAAGATTTGTTAAACGATCCTGCAAAAGAACTTTCTTGCTTAAGCATTGAGTTAAGTTCCTTTTTAATTGACGAAGCCCAATTAAGCTTAACTTTCAATGCATTCTTTAATGTCTTTTGCATATTTTTAGCAGTTTTTGTAACTGATTTCTCAATTGATTTCAAAACTTTTGATAATCCACTGCTTAAAGAAGACCATTTAATTTTTAATGCTTTTTTGAAAGTTTTTGAAATATCTTTTGTGGTCTTGCTAATACTTTTAGATATGTTTTTTAGCTGTTTTGATAAACCACTTGATAATGACGACCATTTTACCTTAACCGCATTTTTAAAGTACTTGTTAATGCTCTTGGTAGTTTTAGAGGCGGACTTATCCATGCTCTTAAACTGCTTCGACATTCCCTTAGTAATACTTGACCAGTTGAATTTAGGCAACTTAAATGTTTTCTTAGTCAACCATTTAGGCAATTTAGGCCAATTTATTTTACTTACTTTAAATTTAGGAAGTGAAATGGACTTCTTAGTCATCCACTTAGGAATACTTGGAAACTTAAGTTTAGATAACTCCTTTGCATTCTTTAAAGTTTCCTTGGAAACAACAGAAGTACTCCCACCGCCTGTTTTCTTTTTCTTTCCGAAAGGATTTAAATCAGATAACCATTCGGGTGGCTTAGGCCAATTTATTTTGGGTATCTTTGGCAGATTGAATTTAGGCCATTTGAAAGTCGGTAATTTTAACCATTTTGGAAGTGAAGGCCATTTAATAGTTGGAAACTTGAATGTTGGAATCTTTGGCCATTTCCAATTAGTAACCCACTTTGGAAGTTTAGGCCAACTCAACTTACCAATTTTTGGCAAACCAAAGTGTGGCCATTTAAATTCTTTTAATGATAGCCACTTAGGTATCTTTGGCCAACTGATTTTAGGCATTTTTGGAATACTTAACTTAGGCCAATGCCATTCTTTAACATTCATCCATTTGGGCAGTTTAGGCCACTTAATGGTTGGAAATTTAATTCCAGAAATCTTAGGCCAGTGCCAATTCTTCCAATTTAACCAACCAGGCAATTTAGGCAATTTAAATTTGGGGAACTTTAGTGGTTTAAACTTTGGCCAGTGCCACTCTTTCCAGTTTAGCCATCCAGGTAACTTCGGCGCCTTGATTTTGCCGAGTTTAGGCATAGATATTTTAGGCAACTTCCAACTCTTAGGATTTAACCATTTGGGCATCTCCCATTTTGGTAATTTAAACGATCCCAACCACTTAAAAAAGCTTTTTATACTACCAATTGGATTTGCTATAAATTTCATAAAGGCACCAATTAAATCTGTAACAATCTTAATAGCTTGGCCTGCCTCATTAGCCCAAAGTCTTAAGTCAAAGCTTGATTTAAACCAGCCTTCTTGTTTTATTAAATCATTTGTACTATCTCCACCATGAACACCTCTATTAAATTCATAGCCAGATTTCTCAAAAGTATTTCCCTTTACTTGAGCTGGTTTCAAAGGATGCTCATTATTAAATTTATCCCAACCATCGGAGAATGACTTAGCAGCAGCTCCAGCCCATCTACCAATTGTTCTACCAATAGAAGCACCTAACGCAGCGCCCTCAGGTCCGCCAAACCAAAAACCGATGGCTCCGCCAATAGTTGAACCCGCTACACCACCATAATCTTCAAATTTCTTTTTAGGGTTCTTAGTCTTAAGCGCATCACTTATGTCTAATGCGTCAGTGGCAATCATACCAGCACCAACGGCTCCTGCAGCTAGTTTTCCGTAACCATTGAGTGCTTTCCATTGATTACCAAAACCAGTTATTTTAGTTGGGAGTTTCCCTGCTCTTGTCGTTGCATTCGGATCTCCCAATATACTCTGGTTCGCTTCAGGTGTACGCATTGCAGCAGCTGCTTTTTTACCCCAACCAGCTAAATCCTTTAATTTTCCAGAAGCGGTTGCAACAGCACCTGCAAACTTCAAAGCCTTACTTGTGATAAATATTCCAGCTAATACTTTGCCAAGTGTTTGTAATGCTCCAGAATGTTTAGATAAATCTTCTAGTCCATCTGAAAGTGAATTGATTGCTTTAGTATGTCCAGTCATTTTAGCGATTGGTGTAACAATCATTTTAAGACCATCAATTAAGCCTTTAAAAAACCCAATCCCAATTTGGCCTAAAACCTTAGCTCCAGCCCAAACACCTTTGAAAAACTCAACAATTTCTTTTGCGTGTTTTGAAATAACATCGGCCATTTTTTCAACACTATCTGAAATAGTATCAATGGCTTTAGCAAAAGTGTTGTGCATATTTTGACTATTGAATACTTTTCCAAATGAATTAAAAATTGTTGAAGTTGCCTTAGAAATTGAATTACCTAATCTTTTAAAAGAATCTTCAATTTCTTTACCATCAAGCATTTTACTCAGCCCAGATAAAAAACTGTTGTTCTTATTAAAAAAACCTGCAGTCATTTGACCAGACAGCTCATCAAATTTTTCATGTAAATGATTAAAGAATCCATCATAGGTCGTATAATAATTTCTTAAACCATTAGGCTTAGAATTAGACATGGTAATGATTGCTTTTTGCAAATCACCCATCTTTAATTGACCATCTTTAGCCATCGCTGTAATGTCGTCTCGTGACTTACCCATTGATTTAGATAGCGCAGCATTGAATCCAGGTAAAGCTTTTTCTAATTTCGTTAAAGAACCTGTAGTTACTTGTCCAGATGCATTTGCTTGACTAAATTTTGTGATCAGTCCAGTCAACTTTTCATCAGATAAACCTGTAGCTCTTCCTAAATTAACAAAAGCGTCTCCTAATTTTTTTGTTTCTGGAGTAGATTTTGTCAACGCATATGCTTTTTTAGTAAGTAGTGCAATGGAATCACTAGCATAGCCAGATTCTGAACGTAATCCCTTATAAACATCCATGAGTTGCCTAGTTTTGTCGGTATTGTTAGTAAAATTACTCATTCCAATTTTTACTTTTTGCAACTCTTTGTTGTACTCAATACCAGCAGTTGCCATAGCTTTAAAACCATTTTTTACATAGTTTACCGCCGAAGAAAAAGCACTAGAAGCCATATTCCCCCAAAAAGCACCGCTGAATACACTCTTAAAAACTGACTGAGTGTGCTCTGCACTTTTATTCAAGCCTAATAAAGAACGAGACATTCTCGAAAAAATAGACGGATTAGCCCTGCTGATTATTTCATTCAGCTTAGACATATCCGTCTTAGCACGAGCCATTGCAGCTCCCGTTTGGTCTAATTTAGTTTTCTGTTTCGTATAGGCATCACTAGTTTTGCCGGATTCTTTGGCAATGTCAGCTAATAGGCTTTCTTGTTTTTTGTAACGTGATTCTAATTTGCCATATTCAGAGTCAAGCCCCTTGAGTTCAGCTTTGTTTGCTTGAAATTCCTTGCCTTCTGCTCGTAGTCGGTCAACATACGCCTTTGAAGCAGTCGTTGTAATTTTTATGCTCTCATTAACTTTATCGATACCAGTTTTATAATACTTTAGACTCTCTTGAGCCTTATTAGTTTGTGATTCATAACCAGTTATTGATATCTTTGCCCTATCAATGGTTCCTTGTAATTTAGTGAATTCAGCTCGACCTTTTTCGGTCGTAGTATCCAGCTTTTCTTGTTCAGCTCTTGCTTCTTTAATTGTTGTTTTTTCGGCCTTAACAGCATTACCTAAATCTTTAAGTTTTTGCTCATAGGCCTTGGTCATATTTCCACCAGAAGCTAATTCGGCAAAGTTGGATTTCATAGCCGATTTCAGCATTTTAGCTTCATTTCGCATCTCTTTCATGGTGCGAACCATACCACCATCATCCATTTCAAAAGCAAATTTGTATCCTGATATTGTATCCATTTATTTTTCCTCCTTTCCTCCAATTTTTGTAGGCGCTATGCCTAAACGTTTCAACATTTCCATCGGATCTTCCGGTCTATCATCAGGTGATCTAGCTGTTAAAACTTGTGTCATTCTGAAATAATCTTGATTTTCATAATCTTCAGGTAAAACGCCCATCTGAACGAAAGCCTGCTGCTCATTGTAATCAAAATCTTCAATCATATCTTCTAAATCCCGTAATTGCTTACGGTAATTTATTTTGACTTTGGGTCTTTTTCTCCTTCTACTGGTGCACCACCATTGAGCAACTGTGACATAATTTCTTGATAATTTGCTTGAACTTCAAAGTAATCTTGATCTAAAAACTTATCAATTTCTTTGTCAGTCAGTCCAAATACCGTGCGCAATGTACTTTCCATTACATCAATAGAATCTAATTGTGAATCCATAATTTTAATTGTTGGATCAATAAATCCCTCATCGTCAGCGTTTTCCAACTCGTTATTTGCTTCATTAACTGTCTTTACTGAACCCAGCAAAGTTTTATTTGACTGCAATACGGATCGCATAACTTTACCAGTCACTTTAACTTCTTTTGTTTTGTTGATACCCAATTTTTCAAGATTAATTTTCATTTTGTTTTTCTCCTTATTAATGGCCGCCCCAATTCTTGGTATTGTTTATTTTTTTGGCGACTGAAAAGTTAATTATTATGGAGTAGGTGTAGCTGGTTTACTAGAACCACTATCAGCTCCAAAAATTTCAGATTCTAGAACACTCTTGTCATATCCTTCATCTTGGATGTAGTAAATTTTACCGATTTTACCTTCTGACCCTGAGAATGGTGTAAAGGTTAAAGCATCGGTCACACGACTTGAGTTTTCATTATTAGTTTGTAGATTTAGTTCACCTGGTGTTACATAGCCATTGAAGAATCCAAAATGAATTTCGCCACCTGCAACTGTGGTTGAAACAATATCCATCGCAACAGATACTGGATTAGTTTCAATGTCATAGCCACCCTTGCCATCGCTCTTACGGCCTAAGATCTTATTAAGAATAATATGGTTCAAGAAATTAATAGTTAAAGCAACAGAAGGTTGAGCTTGCCCTACCGAAATATCTGCAACTTCATTGTTACCCCAAATACGTGTTACAGTTGGAGCTAACCCAGTTAAGTTAGCACTAGCTACACCACCGTCTTCAGTGGTTGTAACGGTGTAAATACCGTTATTATCTTTTGTAAGTCCCTCTACATCGTCATTAATTGTTTTTCCGTTAGCATCTTTTAGTGAAAAGCGAGCATAACTAACACCCACATATCCGCCATCTTTTGGTTTTGCCATGTTAAAAAATCTCCTTTATATAATTAAATTTAAGTGTTATTAAAAAATTACCGTCTGGCGTCATAATATGATCGCCTAGATCATAGATTCGATAGCCGTTCTCATTCATGACAGCCTTAATCGAATCTTCTGTAGTACTCATATCCTCTGAATAGTCTTTTGGATAATAAATTTGAATCTGAATCTTTTGTGATTCACTGGTAAAATCATTGTTACCAAATTCACTTGGTAAACTTTGAATTTCATTAACCTGAATAATTGGCTTTTCATCCCAATCAAACGAAGGTATTAAAAAAGCATGAACATTTTTGCTGTCCACGCCTGTTATTTGACTACTATTTAAAATTTGAACAACCTTTGCGGTAGGTGTCATTTTGTTAATCCACCTTTCGCTTCATAATACTGCTAGCCTTATCAATCATTACTTTTCTAACTGGATTTTTTGCTTCACTTTCAGTACGCTCCCAGAAGTGCAGTCCTGCAACTGGCTTATTTCCATTAGATTTTCCACGTTGACCACGTCCAACTGGCGTCCATCCATCATTTAGAAGCCTAGCAATATATCCTTTTTTAGATTTAGCTGTAAATCCAACTACCACGCGTCCATCATTGTCTTCAACAATCAAAAAATTATCTCTGATATGGTACGGTTCGTTAACATCATCTCGTTTTGGCACCCTATCGTCGCTTGTCATTATTTCTTTAAATCTTTCTGCAGCAACACGATTTACCATACTTTTTTCTTTCACATCAAATCCTTTGGAAAGTTCGTCTAGAACCTTTTCAAAGTCATTTTCATTAGAAATCCCTCCACCATTAGACATGGTTAACCACATCCTTATGACAAGTAATTAGATCAAAACCGTTAAACTGGCTACCATCATCGATACTTGAACTATCAATTATGAATAAATCATTATTAACTTGCAGATGCGTGCAATTTACTAAATCTTGATTGTGTCTAACAAAAAATACGCGAGCATTTTTAATATTCAATCCCTGCAAAGTTAAATTTTGATCGATGTTAATTGACCATTCGCCACCCCAGACAGTCGCTAGTTTATTAAATCCCTGCTTTTTTTCTCCAGTATTAGGGTTTACGATTCCAGTTGCATCCATATTACCGAAGTCAATTCGTAAGTTTAGGCGGCTATAATTAATTGCTTTCATTAGTATCCTCCGCCTGCTTTAGGCAATATGATTCATACATGCCTCTGAGCTGCCCAATGATTGATTCAAGAGTTAAATCTACTGCAAAAGTTTGTGTTACTCCTAATGAACTACGGTTATTGTAATAAGTTGACGCCAATGCTAGCACGGCAATTTCGTAAATATCACTAACAGTAGCTAATTCAAAGAAAGCGTCTGGGGCTTCACTATCAATCGCATTGCGAATATAACTCTGGGCTGCGCTTAAATTTTGTTTTAATAAATTATCATCTTTTTCCCCGTCAATCCGCAATGAATTTTTTAACGTTTGTAAGTCAATCGCCATTTCCACCCCTCCTATCTATTAAGCTTTGGGTGCTGCAGCTTGTGCTAACTGGTCGGCAATTTTAGTGAATGATCCTGCTACAAAGGCTTCTGAATCCGTTGATTCAACATCAAAGCGATCAATAACGCGAATCTTAGTCAAATCTTGTTCAAATGCACCAGCACCTACATCCGTTGTATATAGTGACATCATCTCACGGTCAAATAATGTGACAGCTTGCTTCAAATCACCAAAGTACAATGGGTAAACAGGTGCTGCCTTTGTACCAGCATTAGGTAACCAACGATCCCCAATTTCGATAATTTGTTTCCCACCAATCATATAAACTTCGGGAGTAGTGACAGATGGTTGCATCAAATAACGTCCTTGTGCGTCCTTAACTTTCGCAAGTTGTGCAAAACCAGAGGTATTAGTAATAAAGAATGATGTTCCCTTAATTGCAGGATCAACAGAAGTATTTTCTAAGTCTTTAATGTCGTCAAAACTTGCAAGGGTTGGTTTAGTTGGAACAGCGTTCATAGCTGCAATAATAGCAGCATTACGTGTTACAACTACCTTCTTAGCAATCCAACTTGAAAGCCATGCCAAAATGTTATCGGCAGTATCTTTAAGTAACGTGTTAGTTGCTGTAGTAATACCAGCATAGCGCTTAATTGCATACTTAATTAATGTTAATTGTGGATCGTCATTATCCCCAATTTTTGCAGATTCGTCATCCAAATTAGCAAGTGGTGTAACGTCTGTCCACTTTTCAAATACTCGTGAACCAGTTGGTGTAGTAACACTCTCAACATTAACGTACTGTTGTAAGCTATCATATTGACGCATAAGTGCGTGAATAGCTGTTTGAATATCTTGTGGAATTGTTAATCCTACCTGATTACCCGATTCATCAGTTGAACTTGTGACCATGTTCATTGCTGGATCACCTTTAATCATGGCTTTAAAGTCTTTCACAAATTTATCCTTGATAGATTTTTCGTTATCATCTAATGGTGTAACATCTTCATCGGACATATTTGCTACTTCTTGTGCTTGACGTTCAACGCCTAACTGAGATTTAATTGCGTCACGGCGAGAAGCTTCATTATCTCGTTCTTCTTTCAAATTTTTAAATGATTGTTCGTCAAAACCATCATCTAATACTGCAGCAGAAATTTTTGCATCCAAATCTGTTACTTTTTGTCCCGATGCAATCCATGCATCATTTAACTTGTTAATGTTTTTAGCCATTATTTGGCCTCCTTTTTATTTTTGGGTATTAAAATAACCAGCTTCTTGTCACGTAGCGATTGATTTGCGACTTTTGGCCGACTTTCTTCTTTTTTATTTAAATTTGCTTTCATAACTAAATTCATAAATTTATTAATTGCTTTTTTGTTTGGAATATTGGAAATACTATTCATAGTCACTGGCTCATCCTCATTCACAAACATAATTTCATCTGCAAACCCTTGATTAACTGCATCCTCTGCTCCTAACCATGTTTCGTTCGCCATTAAATTGAGTAATTTCCCTTCATCCAATCCCGTTTTGGCTGCATAAGCATTAACTATTGAATCGTCAATACTGCCTAAAACCTGTGATTCATGCTCCATGTCGTCCGAATTACCTTGAACGCCTGACCACGCTTTATGAATCATGATTTGAGCAGTTGGCGATATTTTGACTGTATCGCCGGCCATCGCAATGACAGATGCAGCACTAGCAGCTAAGCCTTCAATATTTACGGAAACGTTACCTTTGTAATTGCGTAACATGGTATAGATCTCACTTGCAGCGAATACGTCGCCACCGTTTGACGCAATGCTCAATTCAACGTCATCGTCATCACCATTATTTAGTATGTCGGAAACAACTTGTGGCGATACCGCATCCATACCGAAAAATTGATAAAACATCGCTGTATTATTATCAACGATATCTCCCTTAATTGGAATCTTCTTTGTCATCTTCTTCACCCCCTTTCAATGGCTGAATCGTATTAGTTTTAGCCTCTGGCATTGCATCAGGCAAATAACCGCGTTCTTGTAGTAGCCACGTAGCTTGATTAGTTGCTAACGTGCCATTCTTAGCTAGCGTAGATATATTTGATGCATAGGAGTCGCCCATTGGATCAATAGCAGTTCTTATGTCTGCTTCAATATCAGCATTAGTCTTTGTATTAAACTCACTTAAAACGGACTGTGTATACCGATTAAGCGTATTTGCATACATCCCTTTAATTTGATCCAACGAGCTTTGTTGATCACCCTGTCCATTCAAATAGCTATCAGGAATACCATAAATTTTAGCTATTTGTTTACTGGTCCAATCAGTTTGAGAAAGAAGTTGTGCAACATTAGATTTAATTTCTAGCGGAGTGTATTCCTCTAGGTCATCAATTACGACTGGTCCGCCATCTGAATTATTAACTTGTGTCATAAAGCTCTTAGACCGTGAAGTCTTATCTTTAGCAGACAGCAGACCACCATGAGTAACTTTCAATACTCCTGGAGAAATAATTGCTTTTGCTAAAGCATCAAGGGTTAGCTTGTTTGACGACTTTTTAATTTGTAATTCATTACCTAATGAAATTAGCGGGCTCATTCCTGTCATTCCACCATTTTTACTTAGCAGTCGAAAATGAAGCATATCAGATTGAGGTATATTTTCCATCACACCTACAGCAGGCTCGTCAAAAGTAACGTTATAAAAAAGACCACTCCCATCATCCAACAAAAATGTTGAAACCTGAGAAGGTCTTAAGTACTCCCATCTTAAATCTGAGCCATTAATATTCCGCCACCTGTAAATAAACGCTTCGCCACCCAACAAAAGTTGTGCAAATACGGCTTGCCAAAATGCATGAGTATTACTAGTTGCGCTTGGATTACGAATCATGTTTTGAACCTGTTTTTTGCTAGCTAAATAGTTCACACTCGCTAAATCCCCTGACAGTTGATAGATTGCAGAGTAAATATCACTATTTTTTAACGAGTCTTCTGCTGAAATATATGGACTATCAGCCGATTGACCAGTTAAAAAGTTGATCACATCTTCTGTTGAACCAATACTATTTCCACCTTGTCCATCGAATAAATGAAACATTGGCATATTTAATCACCTCCTTTGCCACCAATAGCGCTAAACAGTAAGCCTAAGGCAACGAAAGAAACTGCCAAGACGATGCCAAATATTAAAGTTCCTTGCGTTATATACGCTGTTACATCAATAATTATCAATGCCAGTAAAAAACACAAAAAATCACTAAACTTCCATAATATCTTTAACATCTATTCACCTCCCATTAACCCTGAATCTTGAGACTTAAACCATTCTAGAACCTGTTCTTCACTCATTCGTTCTACTTTCTTAGCTGGATCGTTAACCTCTGCAAAATCTTCGAAATGATACATTCCCTGATATAACGCATCAATGATTGCATCAACAACGTCAATCTTCAATGTAGCAGCTGCTTTATCAACCTGAATACCGATTTTATCTTCATAAATTTGTGCATTTAATAATGCTTTCTCCATGATTTTGTCATCAGGTCTACTAATGGTTCCTTCCACGAAAGACATTTGTAAGAACTTCGTAGGATCTTTTAATTCACTGGTTCGTTGTCTAATTGGTTCAATAGGCCAATCAGTATTAAGCTCCATTTGCTTCGTCGCATTAGTACCGCCCCAAGCATCATAACCAAAAAACATAACTTCCAGATTATAATGATCCACATAACTAAGTAACCAATCATATACTTGTTCATCATTGATTAGTCCATTTGGATGACTAGTAATTGTACAAAAACCTTTCTTTGCTAAATCTCGATAATTAATGCCATCCTGTTTCTCTTTTGCTTCAATAGATCCAGCTTTTTCCCATGGAATAAAAGAATGTTGGCGAATGTGCCATCTGTGTTTTCCATTATCATCTACATACGGAAACACAAAAGAAATTGCTGTGTTATCGCTAAACATTGAATAATCAAATCCGATATAAACTTGCCGATCATTCACATCAAATGAATCAATGATTGTTTTTTCAATATCAGCCAGTTTTAAATAGCTATTTGTTGCTTCCTGTAACCACATATTTAAGTTTTTATTTTGAAAGTCATCTAGCGTTCCAGAAAGTAAATCAGAATCTCGCTTATCAACCAGTCCATTAAGTAAAACTGTTCGTTGTGATTCAAGGTCAAGCAATGGATTGCTCTTTGACCATAATTCAGTTTTATATGCTTCATCTAGACTATCCTGCGACCAAATTAATCCAAGGTAACTATCTGCATCACGTAGGTAGTCCTGCTCCATAGCCTGTTGTATCATCTGCTCATCGTTATGAAACGGCACACTTGGATCTGGATACGCAGTAGAAATTTGAACAAACTGATGATTTGGGACTTTGACTTGTCCAGAAATAATCTTTTTAATCTTGTCTCTAGACCTAACTTCGCCAATTTCATCAAAAACAGCCATTGTAAAATGGTAACTATCATATTGACCAGCCTCATGGCTGATTGCTCGTAAAACATTATTTTTTTCACGCATAATTATCTGGTCATTCTGCCGTTGTAAATCAGTATCGCTTGCTAATGTTTTAAATGGTTCAATATCTGAAACTTGTTTTAGCATACTTTTGATATAGCCGAAGAGTTTATTAGTCTGCTTAAAATTAATTGAAGATACTAAGAAATCCTGATTAGATAATCCTAAAGACTCAATCAATAGTGAATAACTAGATAGAATTGCCATTAAATAAGTTTTTCCTTGTCCACGCCCGACTGAAACAATTGCTCTTGTAAATCTTTTTTTATTATCAGAATCACGCCATCCCATAAGCATACATAGAATGAACTTTTGCCACCCCATTAATTTAGAGGGCTCTCCCGTGTCAACGTCTGGACAAATAGCAGAAAACTTTAAGATGCGATCACATTCTTCTACATCATAGTGAAAATTGAATTTAGTCATCATTTCTTCACTTCTTTTTAGATCTTGTAAGTGTCGAAAAGCAGCTAATTTAATTAGGTATCCAGTTATATGCTTTTCGTCTAAAACATCAAAAGCATATCGTGTTCCAGCATCACGGTATTTGCTACGAATAAAATCATAATTTTCTTTGTGGTAGGCGCCAAGCACATCATGCGTTTGCGTTATATCAATTTTCTTCATCAATCTTTACTCTTTCCAAAAAACTTCTGCATCATATCACTCATATTTTCCTTACCATTTGAATCATTAGGCAACGCCAATAAATCTGAACGGCTTTGGGGTGTTAACCCTAGTTCACTTGCAATTGCTTTGATATTTTTGGAGCTAGAATCAAGGATTTGTGTTGCTGGGTTTCTTTTGTATCCTGAGAAGTCCTTGCTTACAATTTCTCCAGTCACTGGACTGATGCTTACTTTATAAGCAGCCTTCACTTGTCCATTTTTTTGAATGTTATCGTAAGCTTCTCGCATTTGTTGATAATTGACACAAAATGCCTCAACGAGTGTCCTATCTAAATCAGTAACATGACTATCTGATTTTAGTAATGGAACAATTCTTGTCCACATATATCTAGCAGTTTTAGTTAAATACTTAGGCGGGTTATCTGGTAGTTCTTTGCTCATTCACGTACCCCCTTTCTCTTGTTTAGTATACTTATACCTATTTAATCAGAATGCCTGTAACGAGCTTATAAAGGCTTATAATGGCATGCTTCAATACCCCTATTAAAAATACTCAAAAATCGAACATTTTTATAAGATGATGGTATTGGGTGTGCTCTTCTCTACAGCCAAGTAGGGCGGGGGTATAAAATTACCAAAGCAAAATAATATTTTTTATTTCTAAAATTTCATCAACATTTTTTAATTTATTTTTTTGCCCAGTTCCATAATATTTTTGTTCCCACTCTGTTTTCCGATGATGACATCTTCCACAAATTACAGCTAAATTATTAATTTTATCTTTTAGCTTTTCGTCAAACTCGATTGGCACAGTGTGATCCACCGTTTTTGCTGGTGTTATCACTTTTTGCTGAAAACAGTACTGGCATACAAAATTATCACGTTCTAACGCCCTTAATCTTAAACTGGTCCATATCTTACTACGGTAAAACCCATATTGAGTTTGCTTTAACTCACTTCGGTTTCTTGTTTGAATATTGTATCGATGTGTCTGTTGCTTACTTCTTTGTTGCCATTGCTGACGATGTTCTAAGTACTCTGCTTCATGTTCGAAATGCTTTGAACAATAATGATTGGGTAACTCGCACATTGAATGACAACCGTATTGCCTACATCTTCTTACTCGTGGCATAATCTATTCACACTCCTTATTGAAATTAATTAATCGATACACTCAATACGCATTGACAATAATACACAAAAGATGTATTATAATAGATGTAAAGGAGATGAGGTGAATGCCAATTAAGACGAGGGACTTTGAAAAGCTTCTAAAGAAGAATGGATTTAAAGCCATTAGGCAGGCTGGTTCACATAAGACCTACTACAATCCATCTAACAGGAAGCAGTTGGTTGTCCCGATTCACTCTCGTGAGATTCCTAAGGGTATTCTTAACAAGATGTTGAAGCAAGCAGGCTTGAAATAAGCCTTGTTTGTTGTACCCCAATTAAAGAAAGGAAGAATACTATGGCTAAAAATAAATTAGTAACTTACCCAGCCTTAATTACACCAGACGAAAACAATACATTTGATATTGAATTTGTTGACGTGCCCGAAGCATTATCATTCGGAAACTCAATCAATGACGCTGCGTTACATGGTCAAGAGGCTTTAGGTCTTGCGTTATACGGTAGAAAAACATTACCAAAAGCAACAGCTATTGAATCCATTGATAAACAAGACAATCAAACAATCGTTTTAATTTCAGCTGACTTAAATAATGTTAAAGTTAAAGAAGCAACTGTACGAAAGAATGTAACTGTTCCTGCTAAACTGGCTGAGTTAGCTGATGAAAAAGGTATTAACTTCTCGGCAACTTTATCAACGGCATTAAAGGAAAAATTAGGCGTTTAACATCAAGCAATGGCTTTTGAGTCATTGCTTTTCTTTAACTCCAATATAAAAAGCCACACAATCATGTGCGACCTCCTAAGCATTATAAATAATTTTATTTACGAGACTGAGATATATAGGATCTTTATATTCAGCTCCTCCCACAGTTACATGGTCTACAAAACGTATTCCCGTTCTATAGTACAGTCCATCATGTTTCATAAAGAGTATGCTTATTTTTAAAGGTTTTCTCTTTTTTAACTTTTTTATTACTTTCTTATTGTTTTTGGCCAATTTTTCAATTTCTTCTACTAATTCTTTCTGTGAATAGGTAATTGTTTCTATTTCAGAATATGGGTCTACTTTAACAAAAGGAAATTTAAAATCTATATCTTCTCCTTTTGAATTCACGGTCATTCCTAGAACGTGGCTAATTGCCCAAAGCATTTGCGTTTTGAATATATTTTTTTGCATAAGATAATTAATAACAATTAGAAGTCGTTCTAAAAAATAATTTCTCTTTATTGCTAATCCAACAAATTGAATCATTGCTGCCATTGAGGAATCATTAAAACCATGTATCGTTATCCCATTTCCGTAACTTTTGATGTTATCCGTTCTTTCCTTTACACCACTTTCCACATACATAACAAAGTTAAACTTTTTGTCTTTATTGTAGAAACGTACAGAATACCAAATTGTCAAGATTGTGCCAATTGCTCCCACCCATTCAGGACTCCAACGACTAATAGGCCACCAGTTATAACTAAATAAAAAAATCATACTTACTTCTCCTCCAAATAAAAAAGTAAACTAACAATAAGTTTACTTGATTACTCTTCAGGGTTCCATATTTAATTCTTTCGATGATACTAATATAATCTCTAAATCAACACGATTACTCCTCATCTACTCCCAATTCACTCCCAGATTACTCCCATTTAACTCCCAACAAACAAAAGTTCGCCAGCTCTAAATGATTGCGCAAAGTGATATAAGGCCTTATCTAACATACGATAATAGGTGCTATCGTTACTAATGAACAAGGTTCCCATTACCATACGATCTGAAGGAGCATTCATATCCAAATACTTAGCCTTAATTAAATCTCGCTCGTCATCTGAAAGAAGTACAATGGCATTCCTTATATCTTCTAGTTCTTTTTTTGCATCAATTTGTCTAATGATTTTTTCCTCAACCTGATTACCATATGCGCTATTGCTAGGCATATCATCAATCACGGGAGACTGTAAATCATATAGGCGTTTCCCTGCCGTTCTCATTAAACTGCGACACTTCATTAATTCTTTTTTAGATCTATCAGTGCAACCACTCATTCAATTCAACTCCCGTGATATAATTAATTGTTAAGTAAATCACATCACGTCAGCATTCCTAAGCAGGGATGTTTTTTTATTTTTCAGAAATTTTTCATTTTAACATTAGGGTATAATTAATGTAAGTAATAAAACTTTGAGCGGCGTGTTTACTATCGCCTTTGAGATAACCTCGATAAAGAATGTTTCTCACCTCGCTTTCTATATAGAATGGAGAATATTAATATGTTAACTCGCATACGACGAAGGAAAGAAAAACAAACAGCATTTAGCAGCATTAAATATATGATTTGTTTATTGGTGCCTATTGTTTCCTCTCTAACCTACTTTACCTCTCGAAAGTATTATTGTGATCATTCTAAAGTATTGCAATTTATTTGGAAGATTAAGCCACCATTCTATGTTTGCTTTTTTATAGCGGCTGGATCATTATTCTTTGGTATACACTTGCTTCGTCGCAATCCATCAATGAAAACAAGCCGTTTATACGATATTGTTAGAAATATTTGTTTTTCAATTTCTATTTTAATAACTTTGCTCCTAGCTGAGGCCTCTGTGATTAAGTTGTTATTCCCATACTATACATTTTTAATTGATATTAATTTAAATACTGATTTAACACCATATATCGTAATTATAATGTATTTTTACTCCATCATTTTTACTGCTCTTGATAAGTTAGTTTAATCCCCAAAATCCTTAGCCTTTCCATTGCTAACCTGATATACCAGCTACGGTCTAATGTGGCTGGTATTTTTTATTGTCTAAAATAATCTAACAACTTTTTTCAACTTCCATTACGCTTCCTCCAATACAACTTTATAGACCACTCCACCAACATCGGCTTGCCATGCTTCGGCGTCTGATTTACTTTTAAAAACAGCATCAAATCCATTAATTGGTTCAAGCCCTTGGACTACGTATAGACCAGTTTCAACTATCATTGCGCTTCCTCCACTTTAAAATTGATTCCTAACCCTAGCATGCTAATTTGTGCATGCAGTAATGACGCTTTTTGAATTGCTTCCTCTTGCGAATTAAACTTTGTAGCTTCACTTAATTCCACATCTAACTTATGATCATGCTCTTCTAATTTTTGATAATACTTTTCGTTTGCTAAATTCTTAATTACGTACATGTTTACCTCCTAAAATAATCCGTCGAAACTCCAAAGAAATCTGCTAATTTAATAATATTTTGATAACTAGGATTGGCCGTCCTACCAGATAACATATATTCAAAGGTCGATTTAGGAATTTGAGTTTCTCTAACTAAATCATATTCAGTAGTCTTATATTCAGCCATTAATTCTCGAATTCTGACACCTACGATTCCTTGTAAGAAATCTTGACTGTGACGATGTTTAGAATCGTCAGGTATGTTCCTTTCAATACTTTTCAATAGTTCTCCTGCTTCCTCCATTTTGCCTTCATCCATTAAAATACCAGCCCTTTGACGAACTAATTGTTTTTCATCTGTCATGGCTTTACCCCCTAAAATGGCAAAGTTAACTCACAGATAATTTGATTTTTCTCTGCCTCAGTTAAACTCTTCCACGCTCTGTATTCTCGATTCCAGTTAAATCTTAAATTCTTATCATTCCGTTCCATATACAGAACTGCCTTAGTCATGGATTCTTTACGATCCTCAAAAACTGTTTCAATCATCCCCATAGCTAATTTTTGCTCTTTGGTTAACTCTGTGATGTGTGAACTTTCCAATTTTTTCAAAGCACCAATAACTTCATCATAGCTATAGCCTTTATTAACCAGATCTTCGATATAATCACTTACTTTTTTATCCATAGCTATACATCCATTTCAGTTTGTCCGTCTGCTTCTTGTGATTCATCAGTTGCTAACTCAGTTTGTGCAGGCATAACGGTCACAACTACATCGTATCCAGCCGTTTTACTGATTTGTTCGTTAACCTCTAAAAAATCTAAATCATCTACGGTCAACAGCACTTGTGCACCATTCTTATCTAACGTGACCTTTTTCATATTTGCGTTAAATCCAAAACTGTTATCTTTTAATTCATTCATCTTTGTTCCTCCTAAATTTCTTCTACATAAATTTCTACACGTGGTTCTTCTGCGTAATGCTTTTCTGAATTAGTACTTACTATCTGGTTGTCATCGTGCCATACAACGCCCGTACAAGCGTCTGTTACTGCTTTAAATAGATTATCTATATCTGGTCTCTCTGTGGGCCTATGAACATCTGATAGCTTTCTAGCACGTTCAACTTTTGAAACACTTTTTTGAACAGACCTATAAAACATAATCCGTACATGTAATGCTCCTGAAATTTGTTTACCTGTATATTGTTTTTTAATCATCTTTCGAATGGTCTTCTTATAAGTGTTATATGGTTCTTTATAGTACGCTGAACCAAATCGAGGAACTTGTGGCCGACTTGCCGCAACTGGCTCGCCAGGGATGATAATTTTAATCAAAATGCCCCGCCTCCTGTCTTTTTCTCATTTTGTCTAGCATTTCAAAGTACGCTACGGTACCCTTTTCAATCTCCGTAAATTCTGCTGCGTTTCCTTCATGAATAATCATTAGTGAATTGACATATTTGTCGCCGCCGCCTGCTTCAAAAAACTTAAATCCTTGAATCTTTTCAAATCTTGCACAATCAATCGCAAACCATACTGATTTCCATCGCTCAATGTTCAATTTATTGATATGCGATAACAATATTTCATTGCCAGGGTCATCAGCTAATTTATCTTCAATGTTTCGAATAATCTGCTGAAAGTGTTTTGCTCTATTAAGAAATAAGTTAACTGCCATAGACGGCTCTAAATTGTTCTCTTTCATAATTTTTTGATATTGAGAGTAATTCATATAACTCATGATTTAAGCTCCTGAAATAACATTTCTGACCCTACAAAATTGAAGTCTATGTCTGCTAGTTCGCCTTCACGATTCTTACGAACTGATAGCTGCACGTGTTTCGTTCCTTTATCGTCCAGTTCTTCATTAGGTCGGTGCAAGAACGCAACCACATTTGAATCTTGTTCAACTGAACCAGAATCGCGTAAATCTGATAACTGCGGACTCTTATTAGTTCTAGTTTCAATTCCTCGAGATAATTGTGATAACGCCACGATTGGAATGTTTAACTCATTAGTCAGCCGTTTTAGACTTCTGGTAGTCTCTTCTACCGCAACTCGCTGCTCTTTTGCACTTGGCACCCTAATTAGTCCAATATAGTCAATGATTGCCATATAGTGACCAACTTTGGATTTAGCGCCATTCCGTCTAATTGTTTTAACAACCGAACTTAAAACTTCTGATTGATCGTAAATTCGTAAATTTGATTGGTTAAAATAACTAAAGGCTGAACGCACATATTCTTTTAAAACTGGCTGTAACTGGTCTGCTTTAGACCGTAAGGCGCTACTAGAAATTCCTGTCCGTCTCGAAATAAATCTATTTAACATTTCGCCCTTATTCATTTCCAACGTGAAGAAATCAATTCTAATATCGGGTGTATGTTGCATTGCTTCATATGCTAAGTTAACGGAGAATGCTGTTTTACCAGTACTAGGACGTGCCCCAATCGTGAACAACATTGAGCCATACATTCCACCACCCAATACATCATCAATGCGACTATACGTTTCAATACCATGTGGTTTAGGATGATCTAAACTATCCAACAGTGCGGCACCCGTATCTTTTAAAGAACCGTCGTCATTAGATGTCTGAGTTCCACTTTTAATTTCTAACAACTCTTTTAGTTTGGCTTCGTTCTCCTCAAAAGGATTAGACCGCCAATCTTGAATTGCCCGATTGATTTCTTGATTCAAATACAACTCATGCAGATTGCTAATATCTGTATCCAATTGACTAATAAACCCGCCCTCATCAGCAATCGCCTTTAGCTTACTGAACTCCATTGGGGATTCTGCTAGCGTGTGATACTTTCCATAAATAGTTAACATGTCGTAGCTTTCAACAGATTTAAGAGCTTGGAAGATTGAGCGGTAATCGTCATACAAAAACCATTCTTCATTAAGTGATACGGCTTCCACCTTGTTAGGGTTATTCAGTAAGATTGAAATAATTTCTCGTTCAATTTCATTGTTCATTCTCTAATGCTCTCCTCGCTCGTTCTTCTGCCTTTGCTAAGTTATCTTCTTCATGTTGTTTAATGCTGTCAGTGTTTTGTCCTGTATTAGTAGACTGAACTCTTCTTATTGATTCCTTAGCCTCGTTCAGGTAATTATCAAACTTGCTAGCTTGAAACAACGTACTAGGTCGTAGATATTTATTCATATCTGGATTGTTTTTCCACTCACTAGTTTTAAAATCAACTACTAGCTTTAAATCTCGTTTGGAATATCCTTCGTTCAATCTAGCCCGAACTACTTTTCGATTTCCTTCAACATTTTTAAATGACTTACCTGTTTTTTGATTCAGATATTCGAAGAATTCTTTGTACTTAAACTCGACATTATTGTTCTTTAATTCTTTACATTCTTGTTTATGGGGCGACCCTTGGGGCTGTTCATGGGGCGACCGTTGTTCTTTATCGGATTTAAAAGCCTGATAATCAGCGTAGTTATTGACTTTGAGCCTTGTCCCATTTTCTTTACTACTTGAACGAGAAATCATATTGTCACTTTCCAATAAATCTAAAAACCTGCGAATTACTTTTCGATCTGCATTCCATAATTCAGATAATTTGACTAATGATGTGATTCGTTCTCCTGTTGCTACATCTACAAGCTTTCCATTAATTAATACCTTGTTTGGTTTGTGATTCACCATTAGTAAGATGTCCAGCCACCATTTTAAATATCGCTCGTTTCCATTCTCCCAAAGCCAGTTGGAGCGGATGGAGCGATATAACTTTATCCAACCTTCATCCGCCATTTAAATCACCCGCCTAATTTAGAATGGCAACATATCATCTGAAATATCGATTGATTCACCATTATTAGCAAATGGATCAGATGAATTGTCTTGCTTACTTTCCTTAAACTTATGTTGAACATCTGGAAATTTAGATTCTTCCCAACGCTTAACATTTAAATTTTCATATTTCTTACCGTTGTATTCTGATTCTTCATTTTTAACCGTTACTAATACTGGTCGATGCCATAGCTTTTGAAAGTAATCATCTAATGAATCAAAATGGCTTTTATCCTTCATACCTGCTGCTTTTGCAACTTGCATAATCATGCCAATTGGGTACTTTTGCGTGTCCTTAGATTTAAAAATACGAGTGAAGATGTGCGCATTGCCAAACTTTTGTTCTTTCAGATCATTTCGAATAATTAAATCAAGATTGATGAATTGTGCTCCACCCTTGGTAGCGTCCTCATAAACTCCATTAATCACTGCTTCATAACTTCCGTCAGTTACGTTCATATCTTTAATTTCTGAAAAATCTAAATCAAATCCTGCCATTATTTAGTACCTTCCTTTTCGTTGTTATTAAAATTAAACAGCTCTTCAATTGGTGCTGATGTTCTTTCATCTAATCGATTCTTAGCGTAAATAGTATTGTTTCCTTCTAGGATGACCCCTCTGGTATCTGTTTTTGGATTAACCATTAAGCGTGCCACCACATCAGCTAAACCTAGGAAACCATTCAGTGATTTATCTCTAATATCAGGCGCATATTGGCTAAAAGTTTGACCACTTTCCAATTCGTTATCAATTGTCTTTTCCCAAGCAGTAATTAGAATATTGATATCCGGAATCATATAAATAGTGGTAATAATGCGGGCAAAATAATTCATCCATTGCGAGTAATCTTGAATCTCATTAGAAATTCCGTTGTGACTTTTACGTCCCATTTCGACGAACCAGTCTTTTTCTAAACTGGAAACATTATCAATTACCAAATTGTCAAAATCCTTGCCAGCCGCTTGAACATCTTTATCACTTAGAAAAGTATTTAGATCTTCAATTGGATGACTACGGTCAAAGTCTCGTCCCTCTTTAGTTCCATCATCAAATCGATATTGTTGGATATTTTCAGAGGTTTCCTCCAATACTTTGAAAGAGTTATCTAAATCAAGTACTAATGTTTTACCTTTTAAATATTTGATTGAAGATGTCTTGCCTTGTCCGGCTTTGGCATACAGAATCATTTTCCAATCTTTATTCTTATGAACGTTCATAGCACTTTGCGTTATCATGATTCCACCGCCTTTACAGTTAACTTGTCTAGTTTCTGTTCTGCCCTATATGGCAAAATTGAACCTGTTTGTATGTCTAATATTTGTCCACCATCTCGAACAACTAATCGCCCGCTAACAATCATTCTTTTAATTCCAGAAACACTTGGATTAATTGAAATTAAGGATTTATCGATATCGGCTAATACTTGAGCTACTTTGCTTGCACTTTGTTCCGTATCCTTAGTAACCGTCCACCAGTTTGCTTTATCTGGATTACTTTCAGTACGGATATAACGCCAACTTTCCGTCTGTATTTCTCGTCCTTTGAACATCGATAATTCTTCTTGTTCAATCTTCTTTAATTCATCCGTAACCTCTTCAATATCAATGTTTATACGATCTTTATCTCGCTTTAATTGTCGAAGTTTGCGATCTAACTTAGAACGTTTTTCTTCTATTTCATCAATCTTGTTCATCTTCCATCCTCCTATCTTCGTAGTCTTCATATTCAATATCTTCCCGTTCTAACCAGTCATCTGGTTTCTTTGGTTCAGGCGGCTCAAGCGTTTTATCGTATGGTGTCATGTGTGCTATACTTCCTTTGTAAATGTTTTTCTCTAGTCAGCTACTGCCATAGCTGGCTTTTTATTTTGGTTAAAATAACGACATCTGTTCATAAACTACTTCCTTTTCCGCAAAAGTTAATGCAATTGGAATTTGTTGAATGTCTTCTAGTTTTAAATTCAAGCCTTCTTGTACTTTACGGAACCATTTCGGCGCCTTTAGCTTCAATATATTCCAAAGAAAATTCATGTCTGCTAACGGTGTTGGTAATACAACTGCGTATTGCCCTCCAACTTCACCACTCGATTTCAGCAGTCCTATCTGTCCCCTTGTTGCTGACATCTGGATCACTATGCTGCTTTTCGGATAAATTCGTTTTTTTTTAGCCCTTTCAACCTCTGCAACATCTCCTAACCGTAGTTGGTCTTTTCCCACCTCAGCATCAAAACTAGGCTTAAAAGAGTGGTCAACGGTCATTGCTTTTCTTCTTGGTGGTACTTCAGTCGGATTGAACTGAACAATTCCACTTTCAACATGTTCAATTGGTTCTTCAAGCCACTTAGTAATATTGAATTCTTTTGCGATTTGTTTGCTGTGTGGCATAACATTAATGTCCGAAAAACCCAAGAAGTCATCTTTTGAGTTTTGTACAAAGTAAATCTGTTTAGCTTCCTTAGTTAGGGTGTCACCGTGAATCACAATGCAGTTCATCCCTCTAATTGCTAAATTGTGTAACAAATATGGGATAACATTATCGGCAAACTCGTCAGCTTCATACAAATAATTGTGAGGTGCATAACTCCATGGCGTTTCCGCTAACTGATCATCTTTCCACTTTTGAATAATCAACGAACCAGTTCCAGCAGTCGGATCATAACCAGACCAACCATCTTCTTGTTTAAAATTTGAACGTGTGATCGTGGCTAGTAATCCAGATACAGAATCAGGTGTGTAATCTTGCATATTACTTTTTCGTTCTGCAGCATATTCTTCAAAATACGATTTAAAAGTATCTTCATAGACATTGCAGTCTACATCCAACAGCCTACGGTAAAGCTTCTCGCGCTTTTCTTTGTCGAATAAAACATCTTTCAAATATTTTTCAAATTCAGCATGTTGACTAACACCTGCAATATCATAAAAATCTTTTCGGCTAATTTTTGGCATTTTTTCACCTCCTTTTATTTTGGTTAAAATCATAGTTAATCCTCCATAAGGTATAATAAATTCTGGAAGGAGGTGATGTTAATGAAACTATCAATATTTGAAATGCAAGCATTAGAATATGCGTTACATTCTCGTTTTCCTAATATTCTTCCCGTTTATATGGATGACTTTGGTAAAGTGTTTCGTGGACACTTTATAACTAAAAATAAACGAGAAAATGAAGGCATTTGGGAATTTAATAAGTTAAATCGTAAACTCCGATTTAAAGAATTTAGACCAAGAGTTGTCATGCCAAACTTATTCAACGGATTTGCAATAGAAATTGATGATTTTCAAGCAGCCGACAACATTTCAATTCGTTTATTTGATTGGTTTAAAACCATGTACGACCCGATCTTAACTACTTATAAAATCCCTAAAGGATTGAAAATTGATGGATTTGATTCATCAGAATTTCAAGAAGTTAATTACTTTTTTGACTATGAATGTGAAAATACTAAACTATCATTTATAGAGTTACCAAATGATGAATACGAGCTCATTTCATTCGAAGAAATTTCGACTGATAACGCATAAACCGATAAGCATATTCAAGACCTGCGTATGTCTCCTCATATGTCAGGTCTTTTTCTTTTGCAATCTTGATGATTGTATCTGCAAGCTCTACCGCCGAAGTACCAAATTCGTCCCTTATCGGTTGTACCTCAGTTCTGAAATGTTTTAATAGTTCCTCTCTGCTATTCATCCCTTCTCACCTCCTTTCAAATATCCTATGAAGTAACTTACTGCTGATATACCAGCTACAAACATCAATGCTTTTATTGATACATATGCAATCATTTTGATTCCTCCATAATTATTTCCTTGTTGTCCGCAATAAACTGCTTCATATCATCGGCAAACATGAGCCAAGTTGAACCCTTTCCACCACCTTTTAGAGCGCCTTTTTTACGTAGTTCATTCAATTCATCTCTTAGTCTCGGATTAGCTAAAACATGATCGTTTATCCAAGTATTGGAAGGCTTCTTAAGGTAAAGTCTTAATTCTTCTTTATCCCAAATTTCATGTGCATACGCCTTCTCTTGGGTTTCTTGCCACTCTATTCGGTCAACCAATACTTTATCTTCTGGCACTTCAAATTTGATGTTTGCTTCTATTGTTTGTGCCATGTGAACACCTCCTATTTGTTATTTTTGTTCGTGTATAATTTATTTTTGGAAAGGTGGTGATAATATTATGAGTAATTTAGATATGGATAATTTCGAAAAGAATATAAAAGCTAAAATGAAAAAAGTAGCTTTTAACGCTTCTCTAGATATTACTTGTCCAAAATGTGGTACTAAATTTAAGGGTCGTGTCGGTCAAAACAAATGCCCAAATTGCAGTGTCACAATCGAAATAAAACCTGATTCATCTTGGGATAAGCTTTAGTTATTCTTTGCCAATTCATTCATCAATGAGTTGGCTTCTTTTAATGCATCATTTAAACGTTCAACCTTCTTAATTGCTGTATCCAATTCGGTTGTATCAATACTCAGCGGTATAGTAATCGTTTCTTTTTCTTCCATTTTATTTCACCTCCTTATTATCTGATTCCGTATTTGTCAATTACATGAACACCAGATTATCTTGTTCTAATAACAACTTAAATGTTGCTCGACCCTTAGGTGTAATCAATGATTGTACAAATGCTTTATCTGTCCATTCACTAACTGATTCTCTGAATTCAAACAAATCATCGTCATACTTTGCATAATGCTTTAATTGACGTTTGTGTCCTTTATCTCGATAAACATATTTGTGATCCAACAACCAGTTAATAAACTTCTTTTGTCCTATATGAAGTTCCTTTGATGTGTCTCTAAAGTTAGTTAAAAGCTTTCTTTCAACTAGATCATCAAAGTAATCAGCCTTAGGTTTCATAATCTGAACTTGTTCCTGATAATCCAACATCTTTTGATTAGCAAACTGTAATGACCTTGCCATCATCATTTCTGGGCTATTAAATTGCTTTTCAACTTCGATGAAATATTCTCGCGCCTGTTTACCTTTTTCAGTTCGTTGAATCATTGCTAGTTCTTTTGCCATATCAATTGTGATTGCAAAATCCTTACGATTCCTACCGCCGTAGCTTTTCCCCGAAATTGGGGAAAAGTCTTTCTCTTCGACAAACCCGTACTTAGTCATATCTTTGAACCAAGTTGAAAAATCTTTTCCAATTTCCAAAAAGTCATGCAAATCACGAGCATCTACTACCTGTTCACCATCGTCATTAATGGTCGGTTTAATTAATTCGTTCATTTTTATTCCTCTTTTCTGTGTATAATTTAGTTATTCCAATTAAGGGTGGTGATTTAAATGAGATTAAATCAAGACTGCATTAGAGATGTAATGATTGATGTAGAAGAACATTCCACGTGGGACGCTTATCCTGCAAACATGGTTATGCCGACTGGATTAAAAACATACAGTTCATATAAAAAATATGGTCATGATGACTTTATATACACTCTAGATAAGCTTTGCGAAGCTAAATTGATTCAGGGTGCCCCTCAGAAGGGTGGAGACACTATTACAGACTTCTATGTCTATGGATTAACATGGGAAGGTCATAAATTTATTGATACTATTCGAGATCCAAAAGTTTGGTCTAATACTAAAAAAGTTGCTTCCCATCTCGAAAGTGTTTCTGTATCTTTACTTTCAAGTATTGGTTCCAATGTCATAAATCATATGATTGATAAGTCACTTTCTAAGTGATTTTTCCCAAAGCATAAATATTAATATACAAACAAGTAATAGCAATGTTCCGACCGCCAGAAAGAATATTGCTATTTTTGTTTTCCAAATCATCCAAGCTATCAATGCTATAAGAAACAATATTGCCGAAATTGATAACCAAGCTAATGAAATCATTCCTTCTATTTTCTTTTTCTCTCGGTTAAATTCGTTCATTTATTTCACTCCCTTACGAGATTCCATATTTATTGCTCTAGTTCCTTTAATCGAAGTTCATAAAAATCTAGATACATCTGTTTGAACTTGATATACGTAGTTCGAGCGAACTTTAATTCATCTTCCTCTAGTTCCTTGCCATTCTTTTTGCCAAGAAGAGAAAATACCAACGTTTTTATTGCTACGTGAGGGTCACATTCTCCTATAGAATCGTGTGTAAAACCTGATTCCTGAACGTCAAAGCCTATATATGGTTCCATATGTCCCTTTCTTGAATACGGACTTCTATACTTGTTGAATTCGACATATGGATTCGTAACAACATGATATTTTCGATTGATTCTCTCAATATCTTCGGATTCGATTTTTATTCCTCTAAACACATTCATATAAGTTAGCTGACTTCTATGTTTCTTAATCGCTTGTTCAATATTGGTAACGCCAACTTCTTCAATCAGTTGTTGTAATTGTTCTTCAGTCAAAGCAAGTACCTCCTTTTCTAAATTTTGAAATCATCAATAATTTTTAAAATCAGCTTGTTAGCACTAGGACCTTTGGCTTCACCATTTAATACTTTCTGTACATATTGGTATGAAACACCGTATGCCTTACCTAAACTTCTAATTTTGATCTCATTTATTTCTATATAATTCAATATCGCTTGTCGTCCTTTTGCTGTATCTGGCAACTAAAACACCTCCCTTTTTCACAACTATTTCATCAAGTATATTGACTTTAATTAAACTATAGTTTAATATAAACCCATAACAAATAAGCTTTTAAAACCCACCACTATCACAATTCCCCGCCAAAGTTATTGTATTGATAGGTGTGTTTTTGGTTGCTTAATTACTTGATGAATTAATAATATAACTATAGTTTAAATAATGCAAGCATTTTTTACTACTAAAGTTTAATTATTTTTATCATACTCAGGAGATTGCTGATATGACAATGTTTGATAGGATAAAAGAACTTGCGAAAAAGCGTGGTTTGAGTTTGGCTCAATTAAATGAAAAAGCTGAATTTAAGCCAAATGTTATCTACTCTTGGAAAACTAAGACCCCATCTGTTGACAAGGTAGAAATTGTGGCTGAAAAACTAGGTGTAACAGTAGACTACCTATTAGGTAAAGCTGAAAAAGAAGAATCTGTGAGTGATAGTCGTGACATGGAAGTTGAAGAAGCTTTAAATTCCATGCGAAGCTATCAAGGACAACCAATTAGTGATGAGGAACGTGAAGTGATGCGCGGAATCATTAAGGGATATTTAGATAATAAAAATAAGAAGTAGGTTTTTATATGGACGATTTATTGGCGTACTTAAGAGATTACGCATTCAAAAATCACATTGGGTACGAGTTTAGTAATTTCCACAATCCTGATCGTGCTCCAAAATCTATTACGTACATGAAAATGATTTTCATGAACTCTAATTGGAAAAATAAAGAAGAAATCCCGTTTCAATTTGCACACGAGATTAGCCATATTTTAAATGGCGATTCAGGATCTAATAACTTTTCGGCTAGTTCTATCTATATGAAAGAAGAATATAAAGCAAATGCACGTGCCGCTGAAATATTAATGGAATATAGCGATTTAAATAATTTATCATTTTATGATTCAGTTAGTTTTATGAATGCATTTGGCATCCCTTCTAAAGCTAGGTACGTGGTTGATGATGTATTTAGAGAACGATTTGGCGTTAATTACAAAAGGACGGATTGTGCACTATGATTTCAAGTCCAAATACCGATGACTATAAACTCTGTGCAAACTTTGGAGGAAAAATGATTGGAAGAAACAAAATATTGTATTAAATGCGGTAAGCAAATACCCATCGAGGCAGAGTTTTGTAATTTTTGTGGTGCAAAGCAAGCGACTACTAGTAATGAGCAAGAACCATCAAGCAGTATAAAAACAAATCCCAAAGAAAGTGACTCTAGAAATTGGGAAAAAGTTTTAGCTATCGTGGGTGGGATATGCAGCATACTAACTGCTTTCGTCTTCTTGGCTTTTGTATCTCTTTACCCAACTACTTCAACTGAATCAACGGGAGCAGGTGTAATGTTTTTTGGACTAGTAATAATTGGTTTTCTTGAAATATTATTACCTTTTTTTGCAGAAAATCATCAAAAAAAAACTGGTGTTATATTAATAATTCTATCATTTGGAAATTTAATTTTTGGAATTGGGTATGGAATTCTAAGCTTTATTCTTGTGCTAATTTCTGGAATATTGACTCTCAAAAATTTAAGCAACAAGCTGGAGGAATAACAATTGGAGAATATGAAGTATTGTATTAAATGTGGGAAACAGATACCTGTTGAGGCAGAATTTTGCACTTATTGTGGTGCTAAACAGGAATTACAAACATCTGATGATAGCATCTCTGAAAATGCCCAAAAATCACAAAAAAATATGCCATCAGGTATTAAAACCACAAAATTGGTTATTGGAATTTTAATGATTATTTTATCTGTGTTTATAGGACTTCAATCATTAATGGTTGGTCTTGGGGATACTGTTACAGCAAATGGGCATCAATCTGGATCACAAGGAATATTTGTTGGATTATTATTTTTAGGTGCTGGCATTGTTTATATTGTGACACGTAAACAAATTAAAATGGGAGCAGATATAGCAGGGGTGATTATCATGCTTCTCTCATGGCTAATAGCTCAGGGTGATGTAGGTGAATTTACAGATTTATTAATTTATGCATGGATGTCATTTATTATAGGCGTTGGCTTTTTCGTTTGGCATTTACTTATTAATAGAAAGGCAAAAAAACAATGAACGAACAGCAAACAACTCAACAAGGTTTACAAGAAGAAAAAGAATGGATGAATGAAGTATTGGATAAATAAAAAAGTCACATCCCCCACTCGACCAAAAGCTAAGGATGTGACTGTGAAATGAGAAAGGTGATGGTACAAAATCATTAAAATAATTACTGATATTATAACCTTCGTTCTGGGCTTAATTGCATCTAACTTAAAGCACGACCCATATTCAATTAATTCAGGTGTCCCAATATATAAGCTGGATAGACCACGGTATTTTGAATTAATTCAGCGAAAACGGCCACTTGTTCTTCATTAACAATAATTTTTTTGTTCTCTTCATCGATTGTGGGAATATTAAATTTATTAAAATTTGCAGATGCATCAGAATCAACGTATTCATTTAATCTCTTTATCGCCTTTTTAAATCTTACTATCCCTACTTTTTGAATGGTACTATTTTGTGTTCCTCTAAATCTAGCAAAACTCTTACTCAAAAGCTCATCGCTAGTGACTTTGTCTTTAACTTTTTTGACCTCCACATCAGAATTCCCTGCAAAACTAACACCATATTTATCTTGTGTTAGTTTCAGTGGGTCATCTTTTGCAATGAATTTGTCGATTGTATGCTCAGCATAACGTTCATTTATCTTTTTTAATTCGAATAATTCACTAAATGCAAAAGCTTTGTACACTTTAGTAGTTTTGATTATTTTTTGCTGTGTCCCTACAGTTTTCACATGAAAACTACATATACAGTCTTTTTCTGGTAAATAAAATCCATTGTCTACTTCATGGACCTCTAATTTCTCCGCGTCCGTTGAACCTAATTTTTTAGGACGAGAAAAAAGGCCAACACAATTTCTAACCGACATAGAGTCTTTTAGAGGATACACATATAGATGTTTAGCGCTCACATCTTCCTTAACATCCTCCACCATATAAATTACAGAGGGGAATAAGACTTTATTGTCTTGTGACAAAATTGCCCTAGGTTTATCAAGAAGAGGAATATTTTTTTTTAGTTCTAAAAATATTTCTTCCAGTATGATGATATGTGGATCTTTCTCTTTAATGCTATTATCAGATTTTTCCGTATCATCCGTATCAGATGTAGTACTTTCTTTAAGGGTAACTGAGTATCGTTGAGTAAAATTGAAGGAGTCGTCTTCCACACTACTAATATCATGCAATAGTTTACTCTTAGGTTCCTCCACTAATGCTGATAAATTACTAAGTTGATCATTTTCAAACGGTAATTTAGCAATGCTATCTTCTTCGCTACTGGAATATTTTAAAACATATACTGAACTGATTTGCATCATTTATCCTCCAAAATCACACCAATATTATTATTTCTGTACTCAGGCTCGCCAAAGGGAACCATTTTTTGCTCACTCAGAATTATTGACTCAATTTCATCTGTTTTGCCTAGTACATACCATACTTTACCACTATCCCCGTTACAATGTCCATTTTTTGTTTCTGTTCCAATAAAGATTGAATATCCCCAAATAGCCAATGATACATTGGGAAAAATGTCAGAGGAGTTAACATAAAATTTATATGTAACAAACTGCACGATTAAAAGCACTACAAATGTTGCAATTGCATGATCCGTTATAGAAAAAGATGAAATAATTGGAACTAGCACACTCATTATAAAATCTCTAAATCCTTGATTATATTTCGCTTTCACTTCAAGTTGAACAATTCCCAATGTATTAGAAGACTTCTTATTATCTTTAATTATATTTTGAATTTTTTTTAGAGAATGAAAGCTAAATCCTAACAATAACAATAGTAAACAAAAAACTATCTTATTTGGAGAAAAAACATTAACAGTCAAATCTGAAAATTGATATTTAACGTCCTCAAGCTTACTTAAAAACATGTAAACAACTAAAAGAAAATATGAAATCATTAATGAAGAAATGTAATAACTATACCTAAAATCCTTTCTCGATGATCTAAACATTCTATATTTACCTCCGTAATTAATTATAACCTATTGTCGCAACCCTAAATCCAAATAAGCCTACCAGTCATCAGACTAGTAGGCTTTTGTAATACTATTTAAATGTTCCCCAAGCAGTTTTACCAACTGGACGGACTGGACAATATAGTTTGTCATTACTGTTACTTGTGTACACAATCCAAACATAGCCACTATCTACAACATAGCCATAATAATGGATGCTGGCTCCTGCTGTTAACATACCTGCCTTACGACTGCTTAAAGTACTCCCATAGCGTACTTGAATTGGTTCATCACCATTCTTAAAGGTTGCATCTTCCTTTACCATGCGCCCCTTTTGAACAGTAGGCTTACTTGGCTTAGGTATAGCATTTGTATTATTACCAGAGGAACTAAACCCGTTGGCAATATCATGGGCAAATTGCGCTTTACTAATACCGTGTGTTGCCAAATATCCGTATGGGTCTGTATGATCACCCCAAATATTATTCGTGACCCACAAATGAGATTTAATTCCCCGATAAGTTGAATCATCAACCGTAGTTGGAATACCCCAAGCCTTGGCACGATCACGAGGCAAGTTAACATAAGTTACATAATCCTTGTTAAATTCCGTTTGATCGTAAGTTTGAGCAAGCTCTACTTGAACGGGACTATTTTCGTTGGCGTATGTGCCAGCGCCCCAAGACTGATATCCCTCTGCACCTACAGAGTAAACTTTCCCACCGTCACCAACGATATATTGAACATAGGCGCCATTTGAGTACCATGTTCGTTTTTCAAAGCTGGCATTATTAACAACAGGAGCATATACGCCGGTTGCATGTGCAATCACCATATTAGAATTGGTCTTATATGGTGACCCCTCACCTCCCGACAATGCGTATGTGTTGTTAATAGAATAAGAACTAGCATGTACTTTACTATTATTTTGGGCAAAAGAAAGAGCCTCTACAATAATAGCGACCCCCATTGCTAATTTACTTTTTAATTTCATGTATTCCTCCATCGTATCCATCTTGTAGTTTTACAAAATACTTTTTAATAAATTCTGGAAACGGGACTCCCATTTGTCCCAGATTTTCAATGATTGAAATGGCGTAAGTAATTACGTAAAACATTAACAATGCATTGGCTGGTGCTGTAAAACCAATTGCATTCATAAATAGATAAATTAAAAGGACTAAGAAGACGACTGATCAAACATATGACAGTCATCTTCTTAGTCCTTTCGTTGAGTTTAACTCACCAGTTTGTTTGTTGAGTAATCCCTTAGCCATTCCCCTTCCAATATCTAAATCACTGCCCATGCGAAGACAATCATTTAAGCCCTCCTTTCAGGCAAATAAAACGCACTTTTACGTGGATATTCCAAATTATTCAATAAAAAATCCTTTAAAAAAGTAGATTGTTTTTGGGTTAATCCGTCCGTAAAAAATTCTGTTGAAAGATCCTTTTTATATGGTTGTTTTTACAACGCATAATCTTGATCGTAAACACCTTGCCCCACCTGGGTTCATCATCTTATCATATTCTTCCATCCCAGTAGATACGTTTCCTTCTCTATATTGACCTAAGATCGTGACACGCGACCCAAGCTTATCTTCGTCATCTATGTGCCGGGTCAAGGCATTCTTAGTATTTTTATAACCCAATACTTTTGCTACATCCTTACCAACAAAATATGGTTCACTATCTATTACTATGTTCTTACTTTATTTCCTCCAAAATTAAAGTCTTGTAGTTCGTTCATTTATTTCACTCCCTTCTAGATTCGACCCTTTTCAGACAAATACTCATAAATTTCATTTACTAACTTCTCTGCCGCATCGGTAACCATCATTTTATTAACCGCTAAATTAATAGAAGTAATTGATTTTTCAATTTCTCTACTCAAAGTTCCTTACGTTTCTAGTTTTTTATGAGTAGCCGTTCATGTTTTAATTGCATCGGCTTTCCCATTAGTTTCCATTTTTAAAAACATATGCTTTCTCCCTTCTGTATTTGTTCTTAAACTTTATTGAGAAAACAATTGCACATTTGTATTCAATATCGTACAATAAATGCATAAATAATAAGCGTTAAAGAGCTTTATATCTCCCACCAAGTTGATTGACAGGTATTTTTAATTGCTGTATTTATTAAAAATATTTCTTAACAAAAATAATTATGTGTCACTAAATATACATAGCCAACTATTTTATTCAGTTGAGAACATTGCTTTTTAGATGTTTTAAGAAAGGCCTATATGACAACATTTGAACGCATTAACACACTTGCAAAAAGAAAAGGGTTCGGATTAAGAGAATTGGCAAGGAAATCTAATTTAGGTGAAACCACCATTTATGGTTGGAAAAAGAGAACGCCTGATTCATCAAAACTTGAAGCAGTTGCCAACGTTTTAGGTGTAACAGTCGACTACCTATTAGGTAAGAGCGAAACACCTGAATGGGCTAATGAAAAAGATACACAGGATTTAGAAGAATTTTTGAATAGAAATTTAGATGGTGGAATGACCTACGGCGGCGAAGGTCTTACCGAAGAAGAAAAGCAACAAGTTAAAGTGGCCATGGCTACAATATTTTGGAATCGCCACAAACAAGATTAGGGGTCTTATGTATGAATGAACAATTAGTGAGGCCGTCGAAACGGTTACTGACAGGCACAAAACAGCGGACTCTTTCGTTATTGCTGAAAAATTAAACATTGATGTTGAATGGACAAATAAATTTTTGGAAAGATCCTTAGCAAAAACAACATACGATAGCAATATCTCTATCGTGACGTTCAACACTAACATTAGATATCTCCCCTCTCTACTTCGTTATGGCTCATGAAATCGGTTATATACTCCTACATGATGTACTTTCAAGTACTATACGGGTATTCCAAACGTACATTCTAAATTGGAAACGGAAGCTGACAATTTCGCTATTACATTAATAGGAATACTGTGTATAGAAAAAAACAAGCGAATGCCGTGCACAATTCAAGAATTAGTAACTGCATATAGATTACCAGAATAAAATTCAGTGTTTATTTTAAAAGTTAATTCTGAAATTTAAATACATGAATTAATCTACTTTGTCCAAAAGCTGAAGACTTTAAAAGCTGACACTTAGGAGGCAACATCATGAAAAAAACTATCGCATTAGGATTAACACTTTTGAGTTCTCTATCTCTTGCTGCTTGTAGTTCTGATTTAAGTACTTCGTCTACAGATTCATCGTCTACATCTAAAACGGAGGAAAAAAAGCTAAGTGTTCCGACGGCATACACTTCTGCTTTAAATAAGGCTCGAGATTATGCTACAACCATGGATATGTCTAAACAAGCAGTTCATGATCAATTAACCTCAGAAGCTGGAGAACAATTTTCTTCAAAGGCCGCTGATTACGCAATGTCCCATCTAACTGGCGTTGATTGGAATAAAAACGCTTTAAATAAAGCAAAGTCATACCAAAAAGATCAAGACATGTCTCCTGAAGCAATTCGTGATCAATTAACTGCAACTGCAGGAGAACAATTTACTGCATCAGAAGCAGATTACGCAGTAACACACTTACCAAAATAATCTTTAAATAAGATGAATGACTATACGAGCAAGCGTGATCCTCGTTAAAAGCTACTTTGGAGGGATTTTTGTGAAAACTAAATCAATTGCGTTAACAAATGGTGTCGTCGGTCTTGCCGGCGGAATTGTACTTCTCTTTGGTATCTGGTTTATGGCTGGTGGAGCCGCTACAGGTGGCGATAATGGAACTGGCGGTATGATTTTATTTTTAGAAATATTAAAAATTGCTATTTTAGCCTTAGGTATTATTGGTGTTGTTTACTATAAAGGTGATTTAAGAGTTGGTACCGCCCCTGATGTTTTACTTATCGTTGGAGGTGCTATATCTTTAATTCCACTTTTAGGATGGGTTGGAGGCATTTTAGCTATCATTGGTGGTTCATTATTCTTATCAAAATTAAAGAATTTTAAGGACTGAGCACAACATTCTCCCATCCCGGTGGTTAGATTATGGTTCAACTCCATATATGGGGTTGCATCCAAAAATGCTTGCCATAAAAACTAACGCTTAGGAGAAAATAACATGAACAAAGTATTAACTTTGGGGATAACCATGCTATCTGCTTTAAATCTGGTAGCATGCGGATCAACTTCAAACGATAAGAGTGACAGTTTGTCTGCAACTTCATCGTCTAAAGTCGTCAAGAAAGTTGCCACTGCTAAAAAGCAGCCCTCTTCTTCGGAAGATAAAACTAGTAGCAGTAAAGTGACTTCTGCATCCCATTCAGAAAAGAAAAGTTCGGATTCAGCTAAGGCTGATAACTCGGCCGTTTTAGCTAAGTTGGTCAGATACACCGATAACAAATCAGCTGGCCCTACTCGCAATTATTATTGGGATAACGGGAAAGCCAAAATTACTGGATTTGATGGTATGAAGGCTGGTGGCTATCATTTTTCAGCTGATGACCAGGGCCGTTCTTCTGTTGCTAAAGCTGTTCTTACATATTCTGAATACGAAAATTCTAAAGGCAGTCGACAAGGTGAACCATTAGATCCTCCGGCATGGCCAAGCACCAATGATAAAGTTGCCATTCAATATAGTTTGACTGGTCAAATCTATCATGGCTACTTATATAATCGCAGTCATTCCATTGCGGATAGCTTACTAGGTAAAGGTTCGTATAGTTCTGAATATAACTTCACAACTGGTACCCGTCCTCAAAACGTTGGTGCAGACCAAAATGGTGGTATGCGTTATGCTGAAGAAACGGCTGAAGATTATTGGAGCGATCATCCTAATACAAAGAATACTATTTCTTATGAAACTACCCCACTTTACAAGGGTGACGAAAGTATTCCACGCGGTTCCGTAGTAGATCTCAAATCTTCTGATGATAACTTAAACAAAGAAATTGTGGTCATTAACTCCGTTGAAGATACAAAAATTAATTACAATACCGGAATTGTTACTTCGGTATCTACTGCTACTAAAAACGAACAAGCTAGCCAATCTAAAGCTCGCTCTGAATCTGCTAGAGAAAAAAGTACTTCTATAGCAACTGCACAAGCAAACGATAAGGCTGAAAGTACTGCTCGTGAATCGGTAAAAGCTGAATCGAAGACCTATAAAAAGTCTTCTGAGACCCAAAGTGACGCAGTTACCTCTACTACAACGGCCCCAACAGCCAACGCCGGAGGTTGGACTACCGCCCCAACAGGTAAAGTATTCGTTTCTGATAGTGAAAAATATTACACTCGAGTTAAAAAGCCTGATAACTATGAATTAACGACACAAGCCAGTGCTGAAGCAGAAGGTGCTATTCGAGCAATTCGCGGTAACCAATACGCACAACCTTAAAAATGCTTACTAGCAATGATTAAATTATGTTGATGAAATTGTCCAAACACCGAAGACTATAAACGCTGAACACTTAGGGGAAATTTTACATGAATATTATTGGATATAGAGCGCAAGCGAAGGTGTTGGATACTAATATAAATAGCATTACTAGCGAAATGTTTAACACTTATTCAACATTGTTTTCAAAAAATGCTGACCAACTTTCCGCGTTACTTATTGAACGAGATTTTAATTTTGTTTCCAGAGCTAAGGAAATGCTTCAGGTTGAGAATTCTTTATACATATTTGCTTGCAAAATTGACGATGTTCCAGTATATATAGATTCCCAAAATCAAAATATAGTTACTTTATCCTACGATTCAGAATATGGTATTAACCTTCCAACTGTATTAGATAACAATACTATTAAAAACTTATTCAAAAATCCAGAGGTATATGAGGACATTATGCATATAGTAGGTTTAGATGGAATTCTAGAATCATCTATTCAACTGAAAAAAGAAACTTTAAATAACCTACAAATAGATTGGAAGAATAACAATGAATGACTAGAAAACAGCGCAACAAGCATCGGAAGAAGAAAAAAATGGATGAAAGAAGTATTGGATAAACAAAAAGTCATTTTTCCCGCTCTTGTCCAAATACTGAAGACATAAAACTCTGTACATGCTTTGGAGGAAATACATGAACACTTTGTTAGCATTTTTATTTTTGGGAAGCTTAATAGTTATATTGATTGGGGCAATCTTGTTTTTCATTGACTATGCTCAAAAACGTAACAAGAGGAAATCATTAATAATAATTGCAGTTGGATTTTTAATCTCAATCATATCTATATCTGGTTTCGGAGCAATTGAGCATCATAATCAAAAGGTTGCCGAAGAAAAGCAAGCTAAAATAGCCCAAATAAAGAAACAAAAGGATAAGAAGTTTAAGAGTATTGCATCAGAATATTCACTTAAATATATTGAACTAATTTCTACTTCTGAAGATCTTGCTAAAAAAGTAAATAGCGAATGGGGAAATGCTATTGACAATAGCGGTGATGACTATGATGTTGATAAAACTATCGATGACATAGAAGAAAAGAATTCAGATAAAATTAGTCAAATTAATGATGACCAGTCCACATTAGATTCTGACTTAACAAAGCTTAAAAAGAACAATACAAGCAAATATGGTTACCATAAATTCAAAAAAGCGAACGATAACATAACCGATTTAACAAATTTTGTAACTTCTCCAACAGGAAGTTATTCTGATTTTGTGGATACTTTCAACACACATGATGATAATGCATCAGATAGCTATAAAGATTTATCTAATTAGATAAATAAAAGATCACATCCCCACTCAACCAAAAGTTGGAATGTAATATACGAGTAAGCATGATCCCCGTTAAAAGCTGCTTGGAGGAGTAATCATGAAAACTAAGCCTATCGCTTTAACTAACGGAATCGTTGGACTTGTTGGCGGAATCATTTTATTATTCGGCGTTTGGTTTATAGCTGGTTGCGCTATCGGTGATGATTCAGGTATTGGTATTGCAATTATATTTTTAGCAATTTTAAAAATTGCTATTTTGACTTTAGGTATTATTGGCGTTGTTTATTATAAAGGTGATTTAAGAATTGGTACCGCTCCTGATGTTTTGCTTATCGTTGGAGGTGCTATTGCACTAATTCCATTTTTAGGATGGATTGGTCGAATTTTGGCTATTATTGGTGGCTCACTTTTCCTTACTAAATTAAAGAATTTTAAATAGTTCTATCCCCCACTCTGGTGACTCGCAGCGGTTCAATTCCGCTGGTGGGAGTAAAACCAACTTTTGAAAGGAACATATCAACATGAACATATCACTTATTACTGCTAGCATGAGTTTCTTAACAGCATTAATCACACTGGCTAACACTATGACAGCAATAAAACAAAAACAAAAAGACATTAATATCCTGCAGCAATCTAATTCAGCAACAATCAGTAAAAATAATATTATTGGAAATATAAATATTTCCCAATCAAACTCTAGAAGTGAATCCCAAAATTACAATGAAGAAACTTGGAAAAAAAGATCCGAACAGTACAAAATGGTAATATCACTAGAAATCATTGTTATAACATTGTTTCCATTCTTCATCTTAGTAACTTGGAGTCATAGTCCTATTCCATCAATGTTATTAATACTTTCCAAAACAATTCCAATTTCTTTTCTTCTTCTTTCAATATTAAATGCCGGTAATTTATTTCTTTTCTTTAAATTGCATGTTTTCCACTTTAGAAACGTTCAAGATTCTGGTATCACAAATTTTATTCATTCTATTTCCAGAATAATTTGGCCAATATCCATTGGCTTTTCATTTATACTCAGCTTTATTGTCTTCTCCCATGCATTAAAAGCAAATATATTTATATTATTACTAATGTTCTTAATAACCATTTTGGGAACTAAAATATTTGGTGAAATGGTACTTGCTGGTACTATGTATAATGTGAATAATATAAAAAATATTTTTATTCACTTTTTATTTTGGATTTTGACAATAGGCGTACCTATTTTCTTTTTTATAAATTAA